CGTGCCGTCGAGCGTGGCGGGCGAGCAGGCCGATCGCCTGCTTTACGAGCTGCTGCGCGAAACGGGCATTGCGCCCGACGAGCTCGACGCGGTGGCCGTGGGCAAGGGGCCCGGTTCCTACACGGGGCTGCGCATCGGCGTGTCGTTCGCCAAAGGGCTCTGCTACGGCTTGGGCAAACCGCTGTTGGCGGTCGGGTCGCTCGACGCGCTGGCCGAAGTGGCGCGCGAGGACTACGAGGCCGGGATTCTCGCGGTCGGCGACTGGGACCGGGCGCTGCTGTGCCCAATGGTCGATGCCCGGCGTATGGAAGTCTATGCGCAGGTATTCGACAGCGCAGGCGCGGCGCGGTCGGAGGTGGTGGCCGAGGTGGTCGGCGCGGAGAGTTTCGCGGCGTTCCGGGCGGAGGGCCGTCCGTTCGTCATCTTCGGCAACGGTGCCCGCAAGTGCGCCGGGGTGCTGCCCGACGCGCAGTTGGTCGAGGTGGCGCCGTCGGCCCGCGGGCTGGCGCGGCTGGCCCAGCAGGCGCTCGACGAGGGCCACACGGAAGACGTCGCGTACTTCGAGCCGTTCTATCTCAAGGATTTCGTCGTCACGACGGCGAAGAAAAAACTGTTTTAGTCGTTCTCCTCCTCGCTGCCGGCGAGTTCGAGCGTGCGGGGATCGTGCTGCCGCCTGGCTTGGAGCCGGGCGGTTTTGCGCAGGCGTTCGCCCACGCGGATGATGTTGTCATTGCCGGTGCAGAGACGTTTGTGGGCGTCGTCGTAGGCGTCGCGGGCCTTGCCCAGCGCCGTGCCGACGCTTTCGAGCGAGGCTGTGAACGCCACCAGCTGTTCGTAGAGTTTCAGCCCGCAGGCGGCTATTTCCTTGGTGTTCTTGTCCTGGTCGTTGTATTTCCAGAGGTCGGCCACTAACTTCAGCAGCGCGAACAGGTTGGTCGGCGACGAGACGATGACTTTCTTTTCGTAGGCGTCGGCCCAGATGGCCGGGTCGTTCTGCAAGGCCGCGAGAAAGGCCGGTTCGTTGGGGACGAACATGATGACGAAGTCGGGCGAATCCAAAAGCCGCTGGTACTCCTTGCGTCCCAGTTCGCTGACGTGCTGGCGCACAAGCGGCAGATGCGGGCGGCGGTAGAGAAAGCGGCGGCGGACAAGATGGTAGAGGTACGGTCAGAGATCGCGGTGCAGCGTATTTTGTGGCTGGCGGTCGCGTCCGTTGCGGACGCATACGGCTTCGGCGCGAAGCGGCTCGACCTGTTTTTCCGGGCGCTGGACGAAAACACGCGCGAGTACCAGCGCATGGCCGAGGAAAACGACGAGGACTACGCCAACGAAAAGCTGCGCCTGAAGGCGGAACGCGTGACGGGGACGCAAATCCGCTATCTATACGAATGGGAGGCCGCTCAGGCGGCGGCGGGGCCGGGAGATGATGCCGGCACCGGGTGGGCGCAGCTCCCAGACCAGACGAAGGGGGGATCATGATGCATTGGACAAGCATAAGAGACGGGCTGCCTCCGGCGGGGCAGCGGGTAATCGTGACCGACGGCGAGATCACAGGCGAAGCGTACATCGTAACCGTTGGGGGCGTATCTGCGTGGAACAGGTCGCACAATACGCCGTGGGAAGCCTGGGCGCGCGGGCCGGTAACGGCTTGGATGCCGCTCCCTGCGCCCCCTGGCCGCCAGCAGACGGGAAACCGGTAAAATTCTTGTAAAAGAATCGCGGATTTGGCTTGCAAAATCGGATACGGTTTGTTATAATTAGATTAGATATTACGAATTGTATTCCCGTTTCTGCCAAGCACCGCATGAAAACATGTGCGTGAAGTGACACCTCCTATTTTCATACCCAGGCGCAACCTAAGGCGGCGCCTGGCAGAGCCGGGAAACTGGTATCTACTCTCTTTTTCTTTGATCTTGGCCGTAGCCGCCCCGGCAGCCGCCGGGGCGGATGTGCGGCGAGGTAACGCGTATTGAAAATATTTTGCAAAGGAGGCGGAGAACGTGGCATTAACCGCAAAACAGAAAATATTCGTGCAGGAGTACCTTGTGGATTTGAATGCCACGCAGGCCGCTATAAGGGCAGGATACAGCAAAAGGAATGCCGATAAGATCGGCCCGCAGTTGTTAGGAAAAACTAGCGTTTCCGATGCCATTCAGGAAGCAATGAAAAAGCGCGAAAAACGCATTGGGCTCAATCAGGACTACGTCATCGGAAAGCTGTACGAGATCACTGAAAAAGAAGCCTCCGATCTGCCGGAAAGTGATTTGAAGTACGGGAACAAGCTGAAAGCGATTGAGCTGCTGGGGAAGCATTTTGGCACATGGGAGCCGAAAGACAATAAAAAACAAGACACCGTTATCGAAGGGATTAAAGCGCTTGCAGATATTATTGCGAATCCGAAACCCGACCGGGATATAAAGGATTTTGAGGAATGAACTATCCAGCCCCGTTTTCAGAGAACCAGAACACTTTCTTTTGGCGCTGCTTTGATAATTGGCTTAACGTCGCGGAGGGCGGGAAACGCGGAGGGAAAAACGTCCTTATAACAATGGCATACTGTTCTATCTTAGAAAAGCATCCGAGCAAATTACATTTGATTGCAGGAGTATCGACAACAACGGCCCGGCTGAATATCCTCGATTGTGACGGCTACGGTATGACGAATTTCTTTGAAGGACGATGCCGCGAGGGCCAGTATAAAAACCGTGATTGCCTGTACATCAACACGCCGGCCGGGGAAAAGATCGTGCTCGTATCCGGCGGAGGGAAAGACCGCGACGAACGCCTGATCAAAGGCAATACTTATGGAACGGCATATATAACAGAAGCGAACGAATGCCATCCGAATTTTATCAAAGAGGTATTCGACCGGACGATCTCAAGTCCCGACCGAAAGGTATTTCATGACCTGAACCCGAAAGCGCCAAGCCATTGGTACTATGAGGATGTAATCGGATTCCACGAGCAGCAGCAGCTGGCCGACCCGGGTTATGGATATAACTATGGGCACTTCGACATATCCGACAATATGAGTATTTCCGACGGCCAGCTTCGGAAGATTCTGAAAACTTACGATAAGAGCAGTGTTTGGTATAAGCGGGATATTCTGGGAGAGCGGTGCATTGCAGAAGGGCTTGTGTATCCTGGATTCAATGAGGGATGTATATTCGATGAACTGCCTTGGCAGGCAAAACAGCGTGGACGATGGTACATCTCAATTGACTATGGTACGGTAAATGCCTTTTCGGCTGGCCTTTGGTGCGTATACAAAGGCGTTGGGTATCGTTGCCGGGAATATTATTATGACAGCCGAAAGACACATAATCGCGTAGACAATGAAATTTATTATCGGGAAATCGAGAATCTTGCCGGGGATGTTGTTGTAGATCGGATCGTGATTGACCCTTCCGCCGCGGCGTTCAAGGAAACGATTCGCAAATATGGTAAATTCGCTTGCTGGGATGCGGATAACAGCGTCATAGAAGGTATCCGGGTTACAACTGAGCTTTTGAATGCGGGAAAGTTCAAAGTACATAGAAGCTGCAAGGACTTTATTGCAGAAATAAATGCGTACAGTTGGGACATGGAAGCGCCGGAAGATGCGGTGATTAAGGAAAAGGATCACGCGATGGACGACACGCGCTATTTCTGTATGAGCGTGCTGCGAAAGGAATCATAACAATGCTCGAATGGTTGAAGAACCTGTTTGGCTGGAAGAAGCCCAAAACGCTTTCGGCCGGTTTCATCGAAAAGGAATTCAGCGCTTATCCTGCTGTATCCCGGCATATGGAGCAGAATATCAATCTTTGGTATGCGCTGTACGTCAACCACCCGCCGTGGGAAAGCTGCGAGGTGCGCCCGCTGGGGCTTCCGGCTGCGATCGGGCGGGAGCTGGCGCGCTTCGCGTTCACCGAGTTCAGCATGACGGTATCCGGCGGCGCGCGCGCGGGATACCTGGACAGGCAGATGCAAAAGGCGGCTGCAAATTTCCAGCGTGACCTCGAGCTCGGCCTTTGCCTGGGCGGGGTCGCGCTCAAGCCATATCTGGAACGCGGGGAGCTGCTTGTGGACGTGACGACGGCGACGGCGTTCACCCCGACGGCATTTGACAGCACCGGGCGGGCGGTTGCAGGCGTGTTCAAAAGCCGCCCGGAGCGGGTCGGGAAAGCATATTATATCCTGCTGGAATACCATTCCTTCCAGGAACCGGACTACTATGTGGTGCAAAACAAGGTGTACCGCAGCAGCGAGGACGGCGGCATCGGCGAGGAAGTCCCGCTGCAAACCGTCCCCAAATGGGCTGGCCTGCCTGAGCAAACCAACATATTGGGCTTGGAAAAGCCGCTGTTCACGTTTTTCAAGCCGCCGGTGCCAAACAACATCGAGACCGATTCCGACCTCGGTATTTCGGTCTATGGCGGCGCTACGGTTGATTTGCTGGAGCAGGCCGACCGGCAGTGGGAACGGCTGCTTTGGGAGTACCGCAGCGGCGACCGCAAGATTTTTTGCGACTCCCGCAAGCTGGAGCACACCCAGTTCAACGACCGGCTCTTTATGCAGGCTGATTTTTTTAATACCGGGATGGGGAATAACCTGTACGCCGAATTCTCCCCGGAATTCCGCGACGAACCGCTTTATCGGGGCTTCCAGCATATCTTGCAGCGCATCGAGTACAATACCGGGCTGGCTTACGGGACGATCTCCGACCCGCAGACGGTCGAAAAGACCGCGACCGAAATCATCGCGGCAAAGCAGCGGCAGTTCGCGACGGAAAAGGGAATCCAATCGGCGTTCCAGGGCGTTTTGGACGACCTTCTTTATGCAATGGATGCATGGTGCGATCTGGCGCAGCTGGCCCCGGCAGGCGGGTATCAAGCCAAATACAACTGGGGCGACGGCGTTCTGGACGATCCGGACACCCGCCGCGCGGAAATGTCAATCGATATGTCGCAGGTTCACGCCGGGCTGATGAACGACTGGGAATACCGCATGAAATGGCGCGGCGAGGACGAGGAAACCGCGAAACGTATGCTGCCGAAGATGGAGAGCCTTGTAAGCGATGAAGTATCCTAACACGCCAGAATATCTGGAAAACGCGCCGAACTACCTGGTTTCCCTGTACGAGGAGTTTGAAGCCGACGTGCTGCGGGATTTGTGCAGGCGGCTCAGGCTGTCCGGCACGGTCACGGAATCGGCGCTGAACCAGATAAGAGTATTGCAGCAGCAGGGGCAATCCTTCCCATACATCGAAAAGCGGCTGCGGCAGCTGTCCGGTGCCAGCCAGAAGGAAATCGACCGGATGTTTGACGAGGCGGTCGAGCGCAACGCCGCTTACTATAAGGGCGTGATTGACAAGGCGGCGATTACCGCGCCGAACCCCGCATGGGAACAGGCATTGCAGCAGCAGGCCGACGCGATCCGCCGCCAGACGCAGGACGAACTGCGCAACTTTACCCAAAGCATGGGCTTCGCGATCCGCACCGGCAGCCAGGTGAAATTTTACGGCATTGCGGAAGCCTACCAGAAAGCGCTTGACAAGGCCGCGCTCGAGGTTGCGAGCGGCGCGATGGATTACAACACCGCCATACGCGGCGCGGTGCGCGACCTGACCGGCAGCGGGTTGCAGTGGGTCGATTACGCGTCCGGCTGGCATAACCGTGTGGACGTTGCGGCGCGCCGCGCGGTCATGACCGGGATTACCCAGCTTTCCGCGCAGTACACCAACCAGGCAATGGAAATCCTGGATACCCGCTACGTCGAGACAACCGCCCACGGCGGCGCGCGCGACAAGGGCGACGATTTCCGCAACCACAAGAAGTGGCAGGGCAAGTGGTACTACTGGAGCCTGCACGGGGAGCCCGACCCGCTGGGGAAATACCCCGACTTCGTCCGGGAAACCGGCTATGGCGACGTGGCAGGGCTGTGCGGGGCAAACTGTCGACACGGCTACTTCGCGGTAGTCCCCGGCGTGAACGAGCCGACTTACACAGCCGGGCAGCTGAAAAACATCGACCCGCCCCCGTTCGAGTACCAGGGCAAAACTTACACCGCCTACGAAGCCACCCAGAAGCAGCGCCAGATCGAAACCAGGATGCGGGCACTGAAACGCCGCCTGATCGGCCTGGAAGCGTCCGGGGATAACAAGGCATACAAGGAAAACGCAATCCGCCTGAACCGTCTCAGCCGCGAATATAAGGCGTTCAGCCGCGCGGCTGGCCTGCGCACCCAGCCGGAGCGCGCGCGGGTGCAGGGCTTCGGGCAGAGGGAAGCCGCAAGGGCAAGGAAAGGGCGCTGACCGGCCAGGGACGGGAAGCGGGAAGCATTGATAGGATGATGGAGCCCCCGCCTTTTCGTGGGGAAAGCCTGTCGGAGACCGCAGGCGAAATCAATGTAGCAGAATGGTGACGCGACATGGACGAAAAAGTGAAAAAAGCGATTGAGGATATCATAAAACGCGGCAACGACGTGGAAATCAGGCGCAAAGGCGACGGATATATCATTGTCGAAGTGAAAAAAACAATCAAATACAGCGCTACCTGAATTGGCAGGCAGCAAGGGCAATTGGAGCCAGCTACCGAGGAATACTCGGCGGTTGGCTTTTTCTTTTGGAGGAATCGAAAATGGAGCTATCCTCACTGAAAAAAGCATTTCAAAACTTAATGGGTTCGGAAAGTGACCTGCCAGAAGCGGTGCTAAGGGCGTTGATGTCCTCCGCAAAAAACGATGTTCTTTCTGCCTATGTTGACATGGTGCGCGGCGATTTGCAGACGGACGAACTGCAAAAGATTTTCCAGTACTACTATGCAGACCGCAAAGAGAAAATGCAGGATTACACGCCGAAGAGCATTGCCAAACTGTGCGCGGTCTCCACCAAAACGGGCGGCGATATGGTATATGATCTGTGCGCCGGGAGTGGGGCGTTAACTATCCAGAAATGGGTGCAGACCCCAAACAAAACCTTTATCTGTGAGGAATTGGACAGCCGTGTTGTTCCGTTGTTGCTGTTTAATATGGCGGTACGGAATATGAGCGGGTATGTGCTGAACAGAAACGCCCTGACGCTGGAATTTTCCAAAGGGTACAAGCTGACCTCCAGAACGCGATTTTCCGAAATTGAGGAAATTCAAGAACCGCCTGATATTCTGGCTGACGAAATTATTTCCAATCCGCCCTACAACATGAAATGGGATGCACCCGCGCCAATGATGGCAGATAGTCGGTTTCATGGTAAGCCGATCCCGCCTGCATCAAACGCCAATTTCGCCTTTGTGCTGACCGCGTTAGACCGCATGAAACCAGGTGGACGGTGCGCGTTCGTCCTGCCGTGCGGCGTCCTGTCCAGCGAACCGGAAAAGGAAGCCAGGGAATATCTGCTGAGCGCCGGAATGGTGGAGCGTGTAATTTCTCTGCCGGATAAGATGTTCGAGGCAACCAGCATCCCCGCCTGTGTAATTGTGTTTTCCAGCGGTAATAAGTCGGTCAAGTTCTACGATTGCCGCAGAAAAGCGCAGCAGGAACAGCGCGACCAGAACGGACAGTTCGGCGGTGCAAGCCATGAAAACAGGACATATCACAAGACGGTCAATGTCCTGCCGGATGATGTGATTACCACCGTATGCGGCAACTGTGATAGCATGGCGGAGTTTTCGCAGGAAGTCGGCGTTGAGGAAATCGCAAAGAATGACTGCAACATCGTTCCGTCAAGGTACATATCACTCCAGGAGTGGGAAACACAGCATAGGCCTTATATCGACATTATGTCGGACATTAACCGGATTTCCAGAGAGCGCAGCGTTATCAAAATTACCTGCAATGAAACACTGGCAAAGACAATCGGGTTGTACGAGGTTGCGGAGTTGGAAAAGCAGACGGACGATGCAGCGCTTGACAAAACTTTTCAAGTCCTGGGCGGTCATTATGAGAGCCGCCGATACATCACATTGACAAAGAACAAGAACGAATTCAAGGTGGAAAATCAGGACAAAGAAATTCTGTCGAGCCTTATCAGATTCTTTTTGCCGATGTGGAAACAGCACATTTTCTATTTGAACCAGGAGGAAAACCGCTTGTTTGCAGAATTGCGGGACGCTATGCTGCCGGACCTTATGAGCGGAGAATTGGATGTCAGCTCGATATAAAACAGATAAATCCCGCTCCGGCGGTTTTTATACAATTTTGACCGTCCCGAAGTCGCAAAACTACGGATTGAGGAGGCAATGAATGGAACATCATGATTACGGATTTTTAAATTTTATGATCCAACAAAATGCAGCAATCCTTGAAAGGATGTATAGTCCTCCGCCTTATGATCCGCCTGGAATCTATGAAAACCCAAAGGGACAGACGATTTATGTCGATGTGAATGGAAATCAACATTATTTGCATTCGACGAACGAACAGTTGAACGGATGGACGATTTAACAGATAAACCCCGCGAAAGCGGTTTTATACGATTTTTGGCCGACCCGAAGCCGCAAAACTACGGGGCAGCAGTGGAGGCGACCCACGCAAAAAAGCGCAGCTGTAAAGGAGCGATTATGACAAGGGAATTCCTGAAAGGGCTTGGGCTGGAAGACGCCCAGATTGACAGCATCCTTGACGAGAACAGGAACGAGATCGGCAAGGAGAAACAGAAGGTGCAGGCGGCGGAAGCGGCTGCAAAGGCGGCAAAGACAGAGCTGGAAACGGCAAACGGCGAGCTGGAAACGCTCAGGAAGTCGAACGGCGACGTTTCTGCGGTGCAGAAGCAGCTTTCCGACCTGCAATCGAAATACGACACCGACACGGCGGCGCTCCATGCGCAGCTGGCCGACCGGGACTATTCCGACGCGGTAAACCGCGCGATTGCTGACAAGGGGCTGAAATTCAGTTCAAAGGCGGCGGAGCGCGATTTTGTCGCACGGCTCAAAGAAAAGAAGCTGGAAATCAAGGACGGCGCGTTGGATGGCGTTGACGATTTCATCAAGGCGCAGCGGGAAGCCGAGCCGGACGCGTTCGCCTCGGACAAGCCCGCGCCGCGTATTGTGACGGCGGTCGGCGCTGGCGGCGCGCCGCAGGAGGTCGTGCCCGCGAACGTGGCGCAGGCAAAGGCAATGGGCGAGGCGCGCGCGGCTTCCCTGAAAGCGTCCAGCGACGTTCTGAAAAACTATCTGTAAAGGAGCAAACATCATGAAATTTAGTGGGTTTTCGGTTGGCGGCACGGTGGAAATCCTTGCAACCAACGACTACCAGGCAATCCCGTTCACGGTGCAGGGGGACGACCCTGTGCTTGCGGGCATGCCGATGAAGCTGGACGGCTCGACCGTCCCGGATGGTACCGGTGCGGACGGCATCCTGCTGTATGACGTAAACCCGGCGGAAAACCCCAACGCCGCGCTTGTGGTGGATGGGATTGTGGACTGGGAGAAGTGCAAGGCGCATTCCGGCGCGACGGCTGACGCGGCGGCGATGAAGGCTGCGCTCCCCAACATCATTTTCCGCGAGAATATCGGCGTAACCGCTGCCGATACGGAATAAGGAGGCTTGAAAGCATGAATTTGAGAGAATTTTTTACCCCGCAGGCGATTGCCGCGAACTGGGCGGAGGTTGCGTCCAACCAGATCCCCTATCTGGGGGCAGGGCTGTTCCCGGCGCGCAAGAAGGCCGGGCTTGACCTGTCATGGCTCAAGGGCTCGAAGGGGCTCCCGGTATCGCTGATGCCGTCGGCGTTTGATACAAAGGCGACCTACCGCGACCGCATCGGCTTTGAAAAGCTGGAAACCGAGATGCCGTTCTTCCGCGAGGGCTTCAAAATCAAGGAGCGCGACCGGCAGGAGCTGCTGCGGATTGCGGAATCCTCCGACCCGTATGCACGGACGATCATTGAGCGCGTTTTCGACGATGCGAATGAGCTGATCGCGGGCGCGAACGTCGTGCCCGAGCGTATGATTATGCAGCTGCTGTTCCCGGAAAATGGTAATGTCGGTATTTCCATCAAGGCGAACGGCGTTGATTATACGTACAAATACGACCGCGACGGCAGCTGGAAAACCAACAATTACACCGCAATGACCGGAGCAGACCTGTGGACGGCGGCGGAAACCGCAGACCCCTTCCAGGCGTTCAAGGCGGCAAAGGATTCCATCCGCAGCCGTACCGGCACTGAGCTGACCACCGCAATCATGAATACCAACACCTTTAACCTGATGGCGAAGACGGCGGCGGTGAAAAACCGTTACCTCACCACGAACGGCATGGCGCTGGGATATCTCACCGACGATGAAGTGAAAGCCGTTGTAACCGGCACTTCCCGCCTGCAAATCGCAATCTATGATAAGCAGTTCCGCGACGAGGACAAGGTCGCGCACGCATTTGTCCCGGACGGCTATGTATGCCTGATCCCCTCCGGCCCGCTGGGCAGCACCTGGTATGGCACAACCCCGGAGGAAGCCGACCTGATGGGTTCCCCCGAGGCGGAGGTATCGATCGTCAATACCGGCGTTGCGATTACCCGGGAGGTTACGGTGAATCCGGTCAACATCAATACATTTGCGTCCGAAATCGTCCTGCCGTCCTTTGAACGTATTGATGAAATGGCCGTCCTGAAGGTGGCGTAAATGAGATTTACACCGGTTTACAACGTCATGTATCACGGCGAAGTCCACCGTGCGGGCCAGCCTTTCGAGATTGACCCGGCGGACGCGGAAGAAATGGGCGTTCACGGCGTGCTGGAGCACGTCGCGCCCGTCCCCGCCGCTATGGAACCGCCCGGACGGAAACGGAGAAAACAGGAGGGTGAATAATGGCCTACGCGGATTATGGATTCTATACCGGCGTTTACCTCGGGGATCTGATTTCTGAAACCGATTTCCCCCGCCTGGCCGAAAGGGCCTCTGAGTATCTCTCAGGGGCCACGGACGGGGCCTCCGACGCCCTCGCCGGGAAGGGCGAAACGCAGCTCCAAAAAGCAACCTGCGCCATTGCGGAGGTCTTGCAGGACGAAGCGCGCATGGCCGCAGCCTCGTTCTCTGCGGATCAGCGCGTTTCCAGCGAGACCGTAGGAAGCCACTCGGTCAGCTACGGCAGCGGCGGGCTTTCCTCCGCACAGCTGGAATATCTCGAAGCCCGCAAGCGGGAAATCCTGCTGCTTTACCTCGGCAGGCTGTTCCGCGTGAAAAGTTACCCCTGTACGCACAGACGGTGGTGACAGCATGAAGAAAAGCGGTTTTGATTTTGATGAAGAACCAGTGTTCAGTTTTGGAAAACTGATTTTACCAAGCCAATACCAGTACAAATTGAATCCGATTGATTTTGCAGAATCCCAATTATCGGACTTTTCTGATACGGCATTGGAAATAGCAGGAATCCTTCTTGAAAAAGATCCGAACGGTCAGCGAAATTGCAATACAAAGGCCATTCGTATGTTGATAGATTTAGCGGATGAACTGTCTGCGTTTCCGGAACTGTTGAAAGCTGTCATCCAAGATTTGGATATAAACGTATAAAAGTTTGTAGAAACGAGGTGATTTCCAATGAACATGTTCCCGCACACGGTGACGGTGTACAACGTCCTGGAGGACGAAAAAACCGGGTTGCCGACCTTTAACATTACCATCCTTCGAGGGGTATTCCTGGATATCTCGAAGGGCTCAAATGTGATGAAAAGCGGCATCCTTGACGCGGATTCCGCAACGCTTCATATCCCGATGAGCATAAAAGCTGTGAACGCCTTAACCGGTGAAGAGCAGAAATTTATCGGCGGGAAGGAATACGAACGGCTCAATGATGTTTCCGGGTTCTGGACGCTGCGCACATCTGGAGGCACTTCCGCGCAGGAATGCTTTTTCGTGAAAGGCGAGGTGGACGAGCAATCCGAATACCAGAGCATGAGGGCGCGGCATGATTTTGTATATGATGTTTCCAGCGTCGACACACGCGATTTCGGCAGCAAGAATCTTTGGCACTGGGAAGTCGGTGGACGCTGATGCTGAAATTTACCGTACATTACGATGGTTTAGAAGAAACCATCAAAAAAATAAATGGTGCGTCCAGTAAAGCTGAATTTGCGGTAGCCTACGACGTAGAAAGAATGACGCGACAATTCGTGCCTGCACGAAATTTGTCACAAGCAAATAAAGCGCATACACAGAATAACAAAGGCCATATCAATATGTTTGTTCGCGCTGAGCAAGAAACCACGGTGGCTATAGAATCTGGGAATGCAATAGTTATTTACCCCGGCCCGTATGCGCGATATCTGTATAACGGTAAGGTCATGAAAGGCCCTAAGCATGGCCCTAAATATGAAACCAACAAAGAACTCGTGTATGCAAAATCTCCTCATTCTTTAGCACAAAAGGAATGGTTCGATGCTTCAAAATCGCAAAACCTTGACGCGTGGCTAAAAACAGCAAAAAGGACAGTGATCCGTGATCTTAAACGAAAATAAAAAGCCGTTATCGCTCGTCCCGGCGGAAGAAGAGCAGCAGGTAGGACGCGCGCTGCTTTCGTGGTTCAACGGCTGGCCGGAGAAGCCGGTGCGCCGGATATCCTTTGAATACCTGCCGGAGGAAGGCCCCGCAATGTCACTGATTACGATTCAGGCGGCGTATAAAATCCGGCAGTATATCTTAGGCGGGTACCGGGCGCAGTATCAATTTAAGATTGCGTACCGTGTCCGGCCATCGAACGACAACGCGCGGCTGGAAGCGGACGAGCTGCTCAACAGGCTTGGCAGCTGGGCGGAATTAAACCCAGACAAGCCACAGCTGGAAGGGCGTGCAAGGGTGCTTTCGGTGCGGCGGGACAGCAACGCGGCTATTTTTGGGACTTACGAGGATGGGACGCAAGACCATCAAATTTTAATGAATCTGATCTATGAGGTGATATAAAATGGCAGATTTGGAATTCAACACAACCCCTGGTGAAACTGTAGCGCGTGAACTTTTGGTCGCTTATCTGAACACGGGTACCTCTTCCGCGCCCGTCTGGTCGCCCATCGGCAAGCGCGTCGAGGACAGCTCAGAGGAAATGGACTGGTCGGAGGAAACCAAGCAGGATATCCTCGGCTCGACCTATTCCACAATGAAGAAGCCGACCATTACCCAGACCTTCGACCCCTGCGAGCTGGACGCGGACGACGCGGCGCAGAAGAAAATCTGGAATCTTGCCGTCCGCGAGCAGAACGCGCAGGCGCTTTCCAACCAGGATATGCTGATTGTGCATCTGTATGCCGGGACGCAAGGTGCTGCCTTTGCGGAGCGCTACGCGTCCTGCATGGTCAAGCCGTCCGGGCTTGGCGGCGAGGGCGGCGGCAATATTGGTATGCCGCTGGATATTACCTATGGCGGCAAGCGCACGGTTGGAACTGCTGCGGTGTCGGCAAATGGTACGGTAACATTCACAGCGGATGGGGAAAGTGAGGAAATCTGATGGCTGAAATTCGTTTTGACACCGGGCTTGTCAGCTATGACATTAACGGCAAGGCTACGGTATGCTTCAACCCGACCGACAGCGCCTTTGTGGAAAAGCTGTTCCGCACCTTTGATACACTCGACCAGAAGCAGGAAGCGTACAAGGCGGAGATCAACGGCCTGGCCGACCAGCGGAAAATCTTCGAGATTGCCCGCGCACGGGACAAGGAAATGCGCGGCATGATTGATGAAGCGTTTGACGCGCCGGTCTGTGATGCAATCTTCGGCGGGATGAACGTTTACGCGGTTGCGGACGGCCTGCCGGTCTGGTGCAACCTGATGCTTGCAATCATTGACGAGATCGACACCAGCTTTGCCCGCGAGCAGAAGAAAACCAACCCGCGCCTTGCAAAATACGCGGCGAAATACCAGAAGAAATGAACTATTATCTTCCGAAAAGCGTAGAAATTGACGGCACGGAATATGAAATCCGGTCGGATTACCGGGCGGCGCTCGACGTTTGCACCGCCCTCTCCGACCCGGGGCTTTCCGACGAGGAAAAGGCGTATAACGCGCTGCTGATTTTCTACCCTGCATTTGAAAATGAAATGCCGCCCCGGCATTACGAGACGGCAATCAAAGAAATGTACCGCTTTCTGAACGGCGGCGATCTGGATGATCACCCGCGCAAGCAGCCTCGCATGGTCGACTGGGAACAGGATTTCCCGCTGATTGTAGCGCCGATGAACCGGGTAACCGGGCAGGAAATCCGCGCGGCGGAATATATGCACTGGTGGACGTTCCTTGCGGCCTATCAGGAGATCGGCGGGGACTGTACCTTCGCCCAGGTTGTGGGAATCCGCTATAAAAAGGCCGCTGGGAAACGGCTCGATAAGCAGGAGCGCGAGTTTTACCGGAAAAACAGGAAACTGGTAGACTTCAAGCAGAATTATACCACGGCAGAGGAAAAAACGCTCAAGGCGTGGGGCGTTTGAAGGGCTTCATCAAGAAAGGAACTGTTACTATGGAAATCACAATAAAAGGCGAATCGAAAGAAATCGCCGCCCTTGTACTGTCGGTGCAAGAACGGCGAAAACCGGTTGATGATATTCGGAAAGATGAAGTTTTACGCTTTCTGAATGATTCCATGTCAAAAAGCGTGTTGCCACACTTACTGGTTTAACCAGTTATGATAGGCTTCCAATAGCCGCATTGACACTTTGAATGAAAAGGTTTGTGGAAATGCAAAGAAATACTGATCTGGGTCGGATTCTTTAATATCTTTCAGACTTTCTTCAACTTCTTTATGGATTTCGTCACTCCAAATATTTAGAGTATCTTGGTCAATGCTCTTTCGGAATTCTTCAAAGCTTTTCATATTCTCACCTCCTCTCTACCCCCATTTTACCACCTCAGACAAAATTCCTCAACGAAAGGAGCTGATGCAGCATGGCGAGCGCGGACGGGTCTATTGTAATCAAGGCGGAAGTTGACGCAAGAGACGCCCAAAAGGAATTGAACAAGCTGGAAAACAAGATCAAGCAAACCGAAGATACGATATCGGATTTGCAAAAAAAGCGGAAGGAAGCAGACGAAACATCGGCTTTTAAGGCGAATGAACTGGATGCAGAAAAGGCCAAACTGAAAGAAATTAAGGACAGGCTGGCAGAGATCAAACAGCTTTCCTCCGATAAATCCATACCGCTTTTCCAACGGAACGAATATAAAGCGCAGCTTCCCACGATGAAGGATGAATACGCGGAGCAGCGGGAGCGCGTGCGGGCATTGCAGAGCGAATATAACAAAGTCGCGAACAGCGTTTCCAGATATGATGAAAAGCTCAAGGATGCAAACGCGGCACTTGATAAGCAGAAGGCCAGAGCCGGTGAACTGGTGAAGGAGATCACAGCGGCGGGCAGCGCTTCCGTTAAAATGGCAGAAGCACAGGCGCGAGTAGAAAAAAGTGCGCAGCGGTTTGCGGGAAGAATGGGGGAACTCGCAAAAAGCGCCCTGTTTTTTACAGTGGTATCACAGGGGCTTTCCCTGCTTCGCAGCTGGCTGTGGGAAGTTATTTCTGCAAACAGTGAAGCGTCTGCTGCTGTTTCGCAATTGAAAGGTGCGCTTTTAACGCTTGTCCAGCCGCTAGTCAATGTTGTAATCCCGGTATTTACGGCCTTTGTAAACGTATTAACTGCCGTAGTCTCTGCAATCGCAAGGATTGTATCTATATTGTTTGGTTCTTCGGTGCAAAAGTCGAAAAAGGCGGCGCAGGGATACGGGAAACAAGCTGCTGCAATCAGCGGGGTTGGTAAGGCGGCGGAGGAAGCCGCCGGGAGCCTTGCAAGCTTCGATGAGATCAATACAATTTCCACCGAAAATGCAGCTGCCAGCAGTGGTGGCGGTGGAGGAGGCGGTATTGGTGATGATGGGCTTGCAGCCGATTTCTCTGCACTTGATAAATTCGATACGGAGGAATACAAGCAAAAGGTGGACGAAATCACCGCTTATGTCAGCGGAGCACTATTAGCATTGGGCGCAATTCTGGCATTTTCGGGTGTCAATATCCCTCTTGGTCTTGCACTGATGGCAGCGGGAGCACTTGGGCTTGTCGCCGTTATTAAAGAAAACTGGGACGAACTCAGCGGAAAAGTGATGCAGGCAGTAACCAAAGTCCTTTTGATATTAGGTGTTTCTGCGTTAGTGATTGGCGCAATACTTGCATTTTCGGGTGTAAATTTGCCGTTAGGACTTGGGCTTATGTTGTTAGGCGCTGCATCATTGGCAACGGCAGCTGCCTTGAATTGGGATACGATGAGCGAAAAGGTAAAAACTGCGGTAAATGCAGTGATGCTAGTTATCGGGGGGGCACTTCTTGTATTTGGCGCAATTTTCGCGTTTTCTGGAGCGAATGTTCCTCTTGGAATTGGCATGATGATTATTGGCGCGGCAACATTGGCTTCTGAAGCTGCTTTGAATTGGTATACGATCCCAAACGAAATAAGAGATGCTATTACAACGATTGCTCTCATGGTTTCGACCGCACTTATTGTTTTTGGCGTAATCCTGACACTTTCGGGCGCAAATGTTACGCTGGGGCTTGGACTGATAATTGCGGGTATAGCTACTGCGGCAATGGCGGCTGAACTGAATTGGGAAACCGTTCCAGGGAATGTCGGCCAAACCATACAAAAGATAGCCTTGATTGTTGGAACCGCATTTCTTGCGTTAGGTGCAGTGCTGGCGCTTTCAGGCGTCAAGCTTGCACTTGGTATTGCATTGATGGCGGTTGGTGCTGCAAGTCTGATTACAGTTGCCGCCCTGAATTGGGACAGCATTGTAACCGCAATACAAGGCCCGCTTGGGACTATCATTGCCGTTGCGAGCGGTGCTCTTCTTGCTCTTGGCCTGATCCTCTGTCTTTCTGGTGTTGGGATTCCACTTGGCATTGCGCTAATCGCCGCTGGCGCTGTCGGACTCGTAAGCGTAACGGCTATTAACTGGAATGCAATCCATGATAAGATCAAAGAAACTGTCGATGGGATACTGAGATGGTGGCGAACCGATGTTTCGAAATATCTTTCAGCTGATTATTGGATTAAGAAGGGCAAAGATATGATTACCGGCTTTGTCGACGGCATCAAGCAAAAGGCATCCGGCATTGCCGACGCGATCAAAGGCGCAATCCCGCAAAAGATCAACGTCCCTGTCATGACAACAAGCGTCAGCACGGCGCTGAACGTGGTGAAGAATTCCAACCGCCGCATGTCCCCGGCCCCCATGCCAACTATTGCAGGCCGCAGCATCCCGGCCCTGGCGGCAGGCGCGGTCATCCCGCCGAACCGGGAATTCCTTGCGTTGCTGGGCGACCAGCGCAGCGGGACGAACATCGAAGCGCCGCTTTCGACCATTGAACAGGCTGTGGAAAATGTGATTTCCCGCATGGGCGGCGCTGGCGGCGGGGATATCCACATTACGGTGGAGCTGGATGGCCGCGTAGTTGCCCGCAACACGGTGAAGCATATCAACGATATGACGCGTTCGGCGGGCACGCCGGTATTGCTGATCTGAGGTGAAAAATGGACATTTTGATTATTGAGGGCGTTGACTATTCGCAGTACATTGAGCGCAAGGGCTACGGCTGGTCGCGCAACGACGTGGACAGCGAAAAGAGCGTCCGGACGAAAGACACCATCATGCGGCGGGACAAGCTGGGCACGAAGCGCAAGCTTTCCTATACGCTGATGAACATGACGCGGGAGCAGCTTGCGGCGCTGGATACGGCGCTGGGCCAGGCATTTTTCACTGCCACATACCTTGACCTGCACGGGAAGATGACCAAAGAATTTTATACCTCCTCTTTTGAAGCGACGCTTGAAAGCAGCGAGGACGGTATCGAAACGTGGGGAAGCGCGAAATTCAACATGATCGAGAAATGAGGCCAGCGGCATGGCACAACAAACAAGCGCCCTCTGGAAACGCCTGTGGCGCACGCGGGGGACGGAAAAGGAATACGGCTTTGACGTAAGCGGCGTGTGGTACGGGCCGGATTCCGAAGTCCGGCACACGGTCGACAGTGGGCTGTATGAGGGCTTCGGCATTGGCAACGCGTCCACGGCGAAGCTGACCCTGTCCCTGTACGCGGATAGCATCCCGCGCGGGGCGGAAATCCGGCGGTATATCCGGCTGAAAAACGGCGCGGAGGTCTCGGAGTGGCTGCCAAAGGGGGTTTTCTTCACCAACCGCCGCGCGGTAGAAGACGGCTATTGGACGGTGGAAGCGTTCGACGTGATGCGCAAGGCGGAAAGGGTCTGGACACCGGACGATTCGATGGTGTTCCCGATGCCCATGCCTGCGGCGGTCGATATCTTCCTCGGCCTGATGGGCGCGCAGCTCGACCCACGGACGGCCATCAACCCGAATTACACCATCGACTACCCGGCGAATGAGTACACGATCCGCGACGAGCTGCGGTATATCGCGGCGGCGCACGCGGGCAACTGGATCGTGACCGGCGAGGGCAGGCTTTACCTTGTCCCGCTGGTGTCCATCCCGCCGGAAACAAACTACCTTGTCACCGAATACGGCGACGCGATTTTATTTGGAGGTGACCGAATCCTTGTCGGATAAGCACTTTGTCGGCCTGAAGCTGACCGGGTTTGAGGACAACGGCAAAAACCTGCCGGTTTCCCGCGTGACGCTCAAGCGGGACGATAACAACATGGTCACGGCGGGCGACGATACCGGCATGGAGCTGGTTGCCGACTGCCCGCACGCAACGCAGGCCATGTGCGACGCGGTTCTGGAGCAGGTGCGGGGCTACCGCTACCACGCTTTCACGGCGGACGACGCGGGGATCGACCCTGCCGCCGAGCTGGGCGACGGCGTGACTGCTGCGGGGTGCTATTCGGTGGTGTCCCGCCTCGACGATGACGGCAGCGGCTACCCAAGCCTGTCCGCCCCCGGAGAGCCGGAGATCGAGGACGAATTCCCCACGGAGGGCCCCGTAACCCAGGAATTCAACCGCAAGGTAACCGGCGTATACTCCTACATCAACAAGACCGCCGAGGAAATCCAGCTAGGCGTGAAAGACGAGCTGAACCAGGTGGAATCCTCGGTGAATATCAGCTTGCAGGGCTTCCAGCAGCAGGTGAACGACACGAACGGGACGGTTGCGTCCCTGAAAAACACGGTGGACGGCTTTTCTGCGACCTACGCGACCAAAACCGGCGTAACGAACGAGATCAAAAGTTCGATTGACGGCATTGGGCTGAGCGTGACCAACGGGGAAAAATCATCTTCGCTTCAACTGACTTCGGGCGGGCAGCTGATCGGCAGCGCGCAAACGATCCGGTTTAACGGGAACGTAGTCTTTGAAAGCGACCTCGCGGACGGTACAACCAGCATTGACGGCGGCTGTATTGACACGGGGCAAATCGATGCGGAATACCTGAAACTGTATGGCCCGATCGCGGTCTATGAGGACAGGCGCGCGCGGGACTTGTCCGGGTTTATCGGATACGTGGAGGGACGCGCCTATAACGACAACGGGAACGTCCGGGACACCTACGGCATCGGCGTGATGGCCCCCGGGGACGCGAATACCACGGAAGACATCGAAAACGGGGATATCACCTATTATGGCGGGTCGGTGATCTGCACGAACGCGGGCGCAAGGCTCACTTACGGGACGGATATGTTTGGCGATACGACTACGATCGCCTGCGTGAGGGGCCACTGCTATTCGTCGGAGCCGATGGAGACCTTTTCCGACCGGCGGCTGAAAAGCGGCGTTGTTTACGATATCGCCGAGCGATTCGGGCGGTTCTTCCGTGCGCTGCGGCCCTGCCGGTTCAAAATGCGGGGACGGCAGGACGGCCCGCAGCATATCGGTTTTATCGCGCAGGAGATGAAAAGCGCGCTGGAAGCCGACGGCATGGCGATGGACGACCTTGCCGCGCTGAGCCAGTTCCCGGGCAACGGGCAGGAAGAGGGGATGTATACCATCCGCTACGGCGAGCTGGCCGCGCTCAATACGGCGATGATCCAATCGCTGCTGGCGCGTGTGGATGCGCTGGAAAACGAAGTAAACGAACTGAAAGGATGGATAAACGATGGCTGACAGCACAATCGGCGGGCTGCCGCTCGCACCGCAAATCGACGCGGACTCTTTGCTTGCGGTCGAGCAGCAGGGGCAGGCGCGGCACATGACCGGCGCGCAGTTTGCCCAGTTCGCGCGGGACTCGGTTGCGGGCTTTACGGACACGGCGAAGGAATACGCGCAGCAGGCGGCAGCGAGCGCCGGGACGGCATCTGCGGCGGCAGAGCGTGCCGAGACGGCAGCGGCGACCGTCGGCAGTGCAGCCAAGCGTGCAGAGGAAGCGGCAGCGGCGGCGCAGGCTGCAAAGGAATCGGTCGACGCGTCAGAAGCCAACGTGTCTGCGCTGGAAGCGTCCGCGCAGGAAGCGAAAACCGAAGCGGCAGCAAGCGCGGTGTCGGCAGCGGCAAGCGCGGGGAGCGCGTCGGCGGATGCGCAGAAAACAGCGGCTGACCGCACGGCAGCGGAATCTGCAAAGGCGGCGGCTGAGACAGCGCAGGCGGCAGCGGAGTCGGCAGCGGATACCGCAGCAGGCAAGGCGCAGGAAGCCGCAGACGCAGCCGAGACGGCAATCCAATACAGCGGCAAGCCCCCCAGGCCGCAGGACGGCACCTGGTGGGTCTGGGACGCGGACGCGCAGGAATACCGCGATACGGGGATCAAATCGGTGCTTTCGATTGTAAAATCCTATCCGTCGGTTGGCGATATGGAAGCCGACCTTGTGAATATGCAGGAGGGCGATCTGGTCATTATCGCGTCCAGCGTGGGCGACGAGGACAATTCCAAGCTGTTTGTCCACGGCGGCGCGGCCTGGGTGTTCCTGTCCGACCTGTCCGGCCTCGAGGGCGTCGGGATTGCCAGCTGGCAGCGCACCTCGGGCGACGGCTCGCCGGGCACGGCGGATGTTTACACCCTCACGCTGACCGACGGGCGCACGTTTACTTACAGCGTCTACAACGGGCGCGACGGCGTGGGCGCGGGCGATGTGCTGGGCGTGCCGTTTTCGCTGGAGCTGCCTGCGGGCGGCTGGTCGGACGGTGATTTGACCGCTTCCAGCCCGCTCCTGCTGGCGGCGGGGCGTTACAGCTACCTGGTCGGCCCCGCGCCCGCCAGCCGCGACGAATACACCGAATGTGTCATCTGGGCAGAACGGCTCACAGAGGACGGAAAACTGCTGTTCCACAGCGAATTTGACCCCGAATCAACCCTTTCCGTACAGGTATTGCGGTTCGAGACCCCCGACGCGGGCGGAGCGGGCACCGCGCGGGTATTTAACGCCGGAGGCGGTGGAGGCGGCAGCAGCGGTATGAAGCTTGCCGGGGTTTCGATCGTGAGCCCGCCGGACAAGCTCGTGTACAAGTCCGGGGACAGCTTCGACCCGTCGGGCATGGTCGTGAACGCAACCTATACAAACGGTGCGTCGCTCGAAATTACCGGCTACACCTACAGCCCCCAGGTGCTGACCGACGGCGTGACGGCGGTTACAGTCTCCTATGCCGAGGGGCGCACGGTCAAGACCGCCGCGCAGCCGGTCACGGTCACGCCGGTGCTGGCGGGGCTCGAGGTGCGGGTGCCGCCGGACAAGGTGGTTTACCGCTACCTTGAAGCCTTCGATCCGGCGGGGATGGAGGCCGACGCGGTGTACTCGGACGGGGCGCGGCGGGCGGTCACGGGGTATACGTACCCTACGGCGGCGTTTACCGCGCTGGGGGCGCAGGAGGTCACGCTCAGCTACACTGAGGACGGCAGGACGGTGACGGCTTCCGTGCCGATCACGGTGTCGGCGGTGACGCTGGCACTGCCCGCGCAGGCGGGGGCGCTCACCTACACCGGCAGCGCGCAAAGCCCCGTCTGGAACGGCTACGACAGCGCGAAAATGACGCTTTCCGGAGAAACCAGCGGCACGGATGCCGGGTCTTACCACGCGCAGTTTGCGCTGGCCTACGGCTACGAATGGCCGGACGGCTCCGCCGAACCCGCCAGCGTCCCGTGGACGATCGGCAGGGCGGTGATTGCCCAGCTCCCGGCGGTGAGCGGCACGCTGACCTTCGACGGCACGGAGCAGTCCCCAACCTTTATCGGCTACGACCCGGACAAAATGACGCTCGGCGGGGATACGGCAGCGACCGAACCGGGTGACTACGCCGCGACCTTTACCCCGACGGCAAATTACCAGTGGGCGGACGGAAGCACCAGCGCGAAAAGCGTTGCATGGACGATTGCAAACGTGGTTGTCACCATCCCGCATCAGGTGGGCGCGCTCACCTACAACGGCGCGGAGCAGTCGCCCGCATGGGAGGGCTTCGACGAGCAAAACAGCACAATCAGCGGCGACACCAGTGCAACCGACGCAGGCGATTATACCGCCGTGTTTACGCTCAAGCTCGGCGTTTGGGAGGACGGCACGAAAAACCCGAAAGCCGTCCCGTGGAGCATTGCCCGCGCCGTGATACCGGCAGTGCCCGTGCAAAATGGCACGCTCACCTATACCGGCAACCCGCAGAGCCCCACCCTGTCCGGCTACGACCCCGCAAAGATGACCCTCGGCGGCACGACCAGCGCGACCGATGCAGGCGAGTATACCGCGTCCGTTACCCCGACCGCGAACTACTGCTGGGCGGACGGCTCGACCGGCGCGAAAAGCGTCCAGTGGCGTATTGCAGGGGTGACGGTTGCCGTTCCGACGCAGAGCGGGGCGCTGACGTATAACGCGAAATATCCGATAGGGGCGGCAACCTCGCAGTCTCCATCCTGGAACGGGTTCGACGAAGAGAAAATGACCATTGGCGGCACTACCAGCGCAGTCAATGCGGGAACATACTACGCAGTCTTTACGCTCAAACCCAATTACCAGTGGCCAGACGGTTCGACCGGTGCGAAAAATGTCCCGTGGACGATCGGGAAAGCGGTTCCGTATATCATGATCGCCCCGGTCAGCCTGACGCTTACGTCTGAAAAACCGACAGGGACAATCGCAATCAGTGGGATGTATGATTACGGAAACAGAGCGTCGGTTATGTCCAGCGATACTTCGGTTGCATCCTGTTCTTCCGAATGGGAGTTTGATGCGAATGATAACCTTGTGACTACGATAACAGGCAAGGCGAACGGAACGGCGACTATTACGATCACTATGCCGGAAGGCAAAAACTTCTTGGCTGAAAGCAAAACGGTTGAGGTAACGGTTTCTTTCGGCCCGGTTGCGAAACTCGAACCGACCGCAGGCGTGACCTATACCAATGGCATTTCGTCTTTGACAGACGAAAAACTGAATGAATACGCACGCGCAATTTCAGATAATGCCAGCATCAACAATGAAACTTCGGTTGTTTACGTTGACGATGAATCGAACCATTATAAAATCAGTATTGGCGATTCTATAGCGGTTCATGCAGAATATTATTCAATTGCGGATATGCTGATAAAAGTCGATTCATCCATGAGGATTTTAGGATTTAATCACGATGATCTTGCAGACAAAAGCGCTTATGGCGCAATCACAACTACAGGAAAAGCCGGATTTACATTTCGTATATCAGACTATTTCGGACCGTGGCCCATGTCAGGAGGCGGTTCTTCCTCAGACGTTGCAACAAATGTTGGCAACTGGGAAAAGTCTCAAATTAGAACATACGTATTTGAACATCTCAAAACGACTTTTGATAGTGTTAAGAAAACTGTCAAAAAGAAAACCAGCAAAGGCGGGCAGAGTACCGAAATTACTACAACAGAAGATAGCGCCTTTATCCTTTCTGTAGTTGAAGCATACGGTAATACGCGAAACTATGCGGTGGACGGTGAAGGAACTCAATACGCATGGTTCAAAGCGGGTAACCCAAAACCAGATAACGGTTGGGCTCGTTCCCCATATAAAAGCAATTCGACTAATTTCTGTTATTTTACTTTTCTTCCCACCGATTCGGCCCCTCCTACTGTTAAAAGTGCTGCATCTACAAGCAAAAAAGTATTCCAAATCGGTCTATGCATTTGAAGGAGGCTGAAATGTACAAAATAATCAAAAACGGTGCGGCTATCGGGCTTGCGGCGAAGCCGGTGTACGTAATGCTGCTGGACAACGGCTACTACGGGCTGTGCAATGCGGCGGAAGCAGGCGCAGTGGTCTACGACGGGACGGTCTACCAGCTGGGCGGGGAGGGCGGCGTGCTGCTGGTCGAAGTTGACGCAGGAACGGTGCTGGACGAGCAGCGCAGGCAGGCCGAGAGCCAGCTCGCCAGCGCGGACGAGGCGGCAATCGAGCTGTACGAAGCGTCCCTCGCGCAGCGGGAAATCACGGCGGCGCAGGACGACGCGCTCATCGAACTTTACGAAATGCTGGGAGGTGAAATCTGATGGCGGTCAAGGCGATTGCGCACAGCTACTGGCGCAGGGTGCGGGACGGCGCGCGGGCGTTTGGCAGCCTGCCCGCGTCGGTGCGGGACGACGTGCGCACACTCGCGCGGGAGGACGTGCAGGCGGGGCGGCTCAGCCCGGAGCGGTTTGTGCAGCTGACCGGGGAAATCTACGAAGAAACGGAGGCGGTATAAATGAACGTCTGCAATGACAAATGCCCGCTGGAAGCCCGCGTGGAAGCGCTGGAACGGGACAGCGAGCACAACAAGGACGCGCACAAGGACTTTTACGCGCGGCTGGAACATTCACACACCAATGTCGCCCTGATTGAGGAGCGTATGAACCAGATCAAGGCGGACACCGAAGAGATTAAGGAAGCCGTGCAGGAGATGAAGGATAAACCGGGGAAGCGCTGGGACGGGATTGTGGAAAAAGCAATCTGGGCGGTTGTGGCGGCGGTGATCGCGTTCCTGCTCGCGAGGTTTGGGCTATGAGCAAAAAGAAGAAGATACGGTACTTAAAGAAGGTCGTGCTGTACTGCATCGGCTTCGCGTCGGCGGTGGTGGGGGCGGGGCTGTTCGTTTGCTGGCGGCAGGGCTATGACCCGACCGGGATCGTCGCCGCCGCGATCACGTTTTTCGGCGCGGAGCTGGGGCTTGCGTGCCTGACAAGGATTTTCGGAGAAAGGAATCGGGATGAATGACAAAATTGTGAAACGGCTGGCAAACCTGTTGAGCGTAAAATCGCTGGTGACGCTGGTGCTGACGTTTGTGTTCGCGTATATGGCGGTCGCAGGGCGCATCAGCCAGGACTTTATGACGGTGTATGCCGTCGTGATTGCGTTCTACTTCGGGACGCAGAGCCAGAAAATCCAGGACACCATTGATAAGGAGTAATCTACATGAAAAAGCTATTTATTTCTCAGCCCATGCGAGGTAAATCTGAAACCGAAATCATGCAGGAGCGCGCTACGGCGGTTGCAGAAGCGGAAAAGCTTTTAGGCGAACCGGTAAACGTGTTGGAAACCTATTTCGGTAAGGAACACCACCCGTTGGAATTTTTGGGGAAAAGTATTATGTATCTTGCGCAGGCAGACGCGGCCTATTTCGCCTCCGGATGGGAGGACGCCCGTGGGTGCAAAATTGAACACACCTGCGCAGCAGAGTATGGTGTGCCGATTGTGGGGGATTGATTTGGAGATTAAAACCGCAAACCGCGAGAATTTCACCGCGAAGCAGCGCAAATTGTCTGATATCGCCTATCTTGTGGTGCATTACACCGGAAACCGGGGCGACACCGCCAAGAATAACGCGGACTACTTCGCGCGGGAGGTAACCGGCACGTCGGCGCATTATTTCGTCGACGAAAACGAGGTGTGGCAGTCGGTGCCAGACGGCCACGCGGCGTGGCACTGCGGCACGAAGGGTACATATTACCACCCCGCGTGCCGCAACGCGAACAGCATTGGCGTGGAGGTCTGCATGCTGGACAAGCAGGGCCGGGTGCGGCAAGCCAGCGTAGACCGCGCCGCCGCGCTCGTGCGCGAACTCATGCAGCGCTACGGCATCCCGCCTGACCGCGTAGTCCGCCATTACGACGTGACACACAAGGACTGCCCCGCGCCGATGGTATCCGACCCGGCGCTCTGGCAGGCGTTCAAAACCAAACTGACACAGGAGGAAGACAACGATATGAAGTACTACGAGAAACTTACCGAAATCCCCGCAGGCGAACTGCGCGACACCGTCCAGCTGCTCATCGACCGGGGCGCAATCGCCGGTACCAGTTCCGGACTCCATCTCTCCGAGGATATGGTGCGCATGATGGTCTACAACAGACGTATGGGGCTGTACAAGTAAATTGCAAAATCACCCCAATTGTGCTACAATATTGCAAAAGGATGTGATTTGCAATGAATGAAAACAACCAAATGCCGCGCGTCGTAGAAATCGACATTATCGAGGATTACCGGGCAATTCTGAAATGGATGTTCAGGCTGCTGGTTTTTGTACTGATTCTTTGGGCTGCGACAATCGGTCTCTTTGTCTGGTACTTGAACCAATATGATTTTGTCAGCTACACACAGGACGGTGACGGCTATAACAACATCAATAACCGTGTGCAGGGAGATGTAATCAATGGGGCAGAAAGCGAAAGTGAGAACCCGCAAGGGCAAGGCGAAGGGGACAGCCGTCCGTAAACCGAAAAAGAAGAAGGGCGCATGAAATTCCTGTATTCGGTTGAGGACATGGAAAAAATGTATGAAAACCCGTGGCTCACCGACCGGGAAAGGCGGGTTTTCGACCTTTACTACCGGCGCGGCTGGCGTATCGAGGATATCGCCGCAGAAATCGAGATGCAGCGCAGCACGGTAGACCGGGCGCTCCGGTCGATTCGGCGGAAGTCGGCTAAAATGCTGTAAAAATGCAAAATAAAAGAACCTTTCATGACGCATAAATGCGCTATGGAGGGTTCTTTTTTGTTTTACAATAAAGAAAAGGATGTGATGAGAATGCCAACTTTGCAGGAGCGTCTGGAGCGTCTTGGCTGGACGTGTGAACGGGCGATGGATGCGGTGAGGGCGCACGCGCAGGCGGGCAAGCTGTTCGAGCTTGAGCGTTATATCTCGATCAAGGAACACGTATTGGAGGTGCTTGGCTGATGGCATACGGATACCCAACGCATATGCCGCAGCCGGGCGCGTATCCGGACGCGTACAGCGTCGGTACGTCGATCAGCCAGCAGCCGTCCCCAGGTATAGTGCAGGGCGGCGGGATGCCGCCACAACAGCCGAATGTCCTGTTCCGCCCGGTTGCCAGCGAGGAGGAGGCACGCGCCGTCCCGACCGATTTCAGCGGTGCGGTGACGATTATGGCCGACTTTGCGCACGGCAGGATTTATACAAAGGCGCTCAACCAGAACGACGGCTCGCCCATCTTCCAGGTGTACGCATTCCAGCCGCCCGCGCCGCCCGCCCCTCCGGTTGAATACGCGCCGATTGGGACAGTGCAGGCGCTTGCGGCGGAAATCGAGCAGCTGAAACGAGCGCTTGCGGCTCCGGACAAGCCGCAGAAGCAGGCGAAAGGAAGTGCTGAGAAATGATGAACCCGATGCATGGCAACCCGATGATGCAGCTGATGCAGATGATGCGCGGCGGCATGGACCCGATGCAGGTTTTGCAGGGCATGGCGCAGTCCCAGAACCCGCAGGTTATGAACGCAATGAAAATGATTAACGGCAAAAACCCGCAGCAGCTGAAAACCATGTGCGAAAACATGTGCAGGCAGCGCGGCTTTTCCATTGAGCAAGCAGCGCAAAACCTCGGCCTGCAAATCCCACAAAAATAAATACTTTCGCAGCTCTTTTTCAGTTTTACGGGCACTTGAGAAAAAACCGCTTTCCGAATGTACACATCCGGGGAGCGATCCCCGGTGTGAGATAAAACTGAAAAGGAGTTTTTTTCATGGCAGAATCTAATGATCTGGCAATCGGCTACGCAATGGGCCAGGACTCGAACGGCGGCAATAACAGCGGCTGGGGCGGCGCATGGGAAGGCATCTGGGGGATTATCATCCTTGCGATGGTCTTCGGCTGGGGCAACAACGGCTTCGGCGGCTTTGGCGGAGGCGGCAACGGTGCGCAGGGCGCGATTACCCGTTCTGACCTGTGTTCGGAGTTCGCGTTTAACGACCTCCAGGGGGCTGTCCGCGGCGTTTCGCAGGGGATTTGTGACAGTACATTTGCACTGAGCAATTCCATTAACAACGGCTTCCACGGCGTAGACAACGCGATCTGCAACCTCGGATTTACAACCCAGCAGGGCTTTAACGCAACACAGATGGCAATGATGCAGAACCAGAACGCGCTCAGCACCCAGCTTGCCAACTGCTGCTGCGAAAACCGGCAGGGCCAGGCCGATATCAAGTATCAGATGGCGACCGACACCTGCGCGATTACGACCGCAATGGCGAACAACACCCGCGATATCATCGACAACCAGAACGCGAACTACCGCGGCCTGATGGACTTCATGGTGCAGTCCAAGATCGATTCGCTTCAGGCGGAAAATCAGAGCCTCAAGCTCGCGGCCTCGCAGGCCAGCCAGAACAGCGCGATTGGCGCAATGATCGCCGCAAGCGAAGCAACCATCCTGCGCCGCACCGGCGCGGAATGCCCGTCCGCGTGCTACGTGGTGCAGCCGCCCACGCCGGTGAACTTCCCGGTCAACGTCTGCGGCAACTTCGCAGGCTGGAATAACGGCGGGTACGGCTGCGGCAACGGCTGCGGCTCCTGCTGCTGATCTCCCCGGAACCGGGTGACATTTTTCGGGGCGGCGGGCTGGTTCTGCCGCCCCTCGAGTTTGAAGGAGTGATTTTTGATGGCATGTAAACCTGTTTGCAGGCTTTGCCCGCGCTTTGTGATCTCGCAGGCGGTCACGTTTACGGACGGGAAGCTGGTGGTGAACCTTCCCGCTGGCAGCTACCGCAACGGCGAAAAGTACTGCATTGTGATCGCGCAGGCAATCCCGGCGGAGACGACGATCAACGCGCCCGTCGTGGTCACGATTGGCACGGGGACGCAGCAATACCCGCTGACAAACCGCTGCTGCGCGCAGGTAACGGCGGCGGGCATCCGTACCCGCACGCGGTATTCTGCGGTGGTTTCGACCAGCCCGGACGGCGGCGCGTTCCGGCTGCTGGGCAGCACCTGCCACTGCCCGGCGAACAACCTCGCCGCGATTAACGGCACTGCCCCGGCGGCTCCTGCCGCCCCGGGAACGTAAGGGGGCGCAGCTATGAATAAATTTGCGAAAATGATGCTCATGAACAGCGGAAGGGGCCATGACAGCCGCCGCGACGGGGAAGGCTACGGCCGCTACGGCATGGAAGGCCGTTTCCGCGACCGGCGCGGCAGGGAACACTATGACAACGGCAGATATGCCCCGCAGGATGCAGGCGATTCGTGGATCGAAAGCAGGCAGGGAAGTTTTACCAACGGGTACGGCTACCCGCAAAGCCGGTATGACGGCGGCGCGGAAATGAACCATATGCCAATCCGCCAGCCGCAGCCCTACTATGCGGGCGACTACGGCAGGGACGGCAGCTCCCAGCCCCTGAGCCGCATCGGTTTCTCGATGGACGGCGAGGTGCAGCGGATGCCCCGCGAGTTCGACGAGGATTTCCGCGCCGATGAAATGTCCCGCCGCTCCGGCGGAGGGCGCATGCGCGGCTATGGCGCGTCCAACGCCGTCCTGCCGATGGACCGCAAAACCGCCGAGGAATGGACGGCCCGCATGCAGAACACCGACGGCAGCACCGGCCCGCATTGGACCTTCGAGCAGGCCGGGCAGATCATGGCGCAGAAGAAAATCGACTGCGACCCGGTGCAGTTCTACGCCGCGCTGAACGCCGTATACAGCGATTTTTACACCGTCGCCAAAAAGTACGGCGTGAGCAATATCGAATTCTTCGCCGACCTCGCCAAAGCCTGGCTCGACGACAAGGACGCGGTGCCGGATAAGCTCGCCGCTTATTATCAATATGTTGTGAAGCATTGAGAAAACCCCTCCCGTATCTTGTGCGGGAGGGGATTCTTTTGTTATATTTTTTTTGCTTCGATTGGCAAACCAGTCATTATGAACATGGTCAAAGACCCCAGATTCATCTCTCACAATTCTTGTTCAAAGCGGCGAATTCGTAATACTGGAAGAGCTTCTTCGTCCAAAATTAAAGGTAATACCCGGCGGGGCCGATCAGTGCACGACCGACTGACTGCGTCTGAAATCATTTGTTCAGGAGATAACCGGCTTTGAATCTGTACTTCATGGCCAGTTTTTTTTCAATTCCCATCCTGTCCACGCCCCTTTTATTATATAGATATATTATAGCATGATGCAAAATAAAATGCAAGAAAACCCCGCCAAAACGGCAGGGCTGTTTCTTGCGTTTATCCGCAGGCTGTGGTAAAATGATGCTGGAAGGAGGTGAAAACATGGCTTCTTTTCCGAGAAGCGCGAACGAAGCACTTGCATATTTGTACGTGCAGTCGCAGGATTTAACTGGGAAAACGGTTTCTGAAATCGTAAAAATGTATGTTGCCGCATTAAAAGAAACCAATGCGACAGCAAGGGAAATTAATGAGTCGGATACTTAATCCCAGTGTGCCAGAACAATTGCCACAGAAACCATCTGTTCTGTAATACTGGCGATTTCGTGGCCAGAAAGAACCCCCAAATCACTGGAATGCTCGGAGAGTAGGCGGAACTGCTTTTCGAGCGTTTCTTTAATTTCCTGCTTGCTCATAGTGATTCACCTCGTTTTTCTTCTATTATACCACAAATATAATAAAAATCAAGAGAACCCCCGTCAAAACGGCGGGGGATTTTTCGTCGCGGATTATTTGGAGTACATAAAAACGGTTTCCATATGTACGGTTTGCTGATTTTTTTGCATTTTCTTCACCCCATGCGAATATGAAAATACCCTTGGGGTCGGCTGTCCCCTGATGGTGGGGCGCTTACTGCCAAGGGCTTATTAGCGGTGTAACTTGATTACACTATTATATTATAGCTTTTCGCCGTAAAAGTCAACAGCGATTTTATCGGAAAAATTGCAGAAAATAAACAAATCCATAAGAGGGAAGGGGGTGTGGGCGGCAGGGGCTTTTCCAATTCCATCTGCATGATCTTCGGATACTGGAAAGCTGCCCTGTCAGCTGATGTGCAGTTGCGCTTTTAACGCTTCCTGCAATACCTGTGAAAAATTGATATTTCGTTCCAGTGCGGCGGCATTCAGCCACGCTGGCAGGGTGACGGTCCTGCTGACTGCACGGTTCACGTTTGCCAAACGGACGGAGGGCATATAGACGTCAATCAGGACGGCACGCTCGTTTTCCTTTGTCTTGATTTCGGACAGGGGGGTAGGGGCAGGGATATCCTCTCCATCCTCTTCCAACCCGTTCAGGACACAGCCGAGAAGCTCCCGCGCGGACAAAAGCGCATCATCGTCATTTGTTCCGCTGGTGGCGCATTTCAGATCGGGGAAATCAACGGCAATTTCCTTTTGTATATTCGCTACAAATTCCGATTGAAATCCCCTCTCTTGGCGCTGTTAGCGGTTACATCCTTTTTGAAGATTCTCAATGCGGTCTATGGCCGAACGCCAAACGCACGAATTTTCAAATTTGCACCAATCGCGGTAAGGCACTTGAAATTGAATTGTCGCTACCTGCGGATTGGTGCAGCAAACCTTGATTTCATAACCGGATGCAATATTGGACATTCAGACCGCCTCCTTTTTGTTTTATCATATCACGAAATGGCCCAAAATGCAACTATCCCCGCCAAAATGGCGGGGATTTTCTGCTTGAATGTAAGGACTTAAAATCCGTCTAGCTGTTCTTGACATGGCTCTCCCATTGCCCTTCGGAAAAGTCTGTCAAACTCTTCCCAATCATTGGATGCCTTCATCAAAGCAATTGTCTGTTGAAGTTGATTGTCGAGATGTTTGGCCCCCGTATCTACAGTTAAGTATTGATGATGCCGGTGTCTTCTGTTATGCCTTTCTGTATCTCTTGGATTCTTTTCCCTCAAATTTGCAAGAACACCTTCTGGCAGATACTTATATATGTAATCATTTGTAAGCTTTCCGACATAAGGCGGCTTTGGCTTTCCTCGATAATCCCATCCTTTTAATCGAAACATCTGTTTGTAAAATTCATCTGGAAATCGTTTTGTCCACGGCATAAGCTCTTCGCTTATATATTTTGATAATATTTTTTGAAGTTCTGTTCTGTCTCTTTCGTCCTGATATCCTGTTGCTTCGTCGATGACTGCAACTAAACCGGTTTTTGCAAATGCTGCCATAACAGAGTACATGCGATTTGCAACAGCGATTTGGGATGCTGTAGATAATGCTCCATCGTTCTTTGCATCAACGTAAGCCTTGCAAAGATCGACAAAAAGCGAAGCATTAAACGGAGCGAACACGTAACCCTTATCGGACATATAAGCTGGAAGTTCGTTTCGATTCGCCTTATAAAGCCAATCCCTCAAATCATCGCTTAAATACGGTGAAAGCCAATTAGTGTTAAGGTTTCTCACAAGTGCCGTACTTCCAGCGCCGACAAGCCCCATTGCTTTCGACGTTCCGCGCAGGGACAACACACGTTCGCCGTTATCCATAACAAAACACTGTACTTCAAATACATCACCGTTATCATTTGAAATTGTCAAAACGCCGCTATGTGTCGCTCTTGGCCTATTTTCTGCCATATAAATTCTCCTTTTTTCGGTGGTCCGATTTGCTGCATAAATATTATATACTTTACCTGCGGACCTGTCAACTCGTTTTTTTTATGCTTTCAGTGGTCCGTACATAAAGGACATTTTTACTGTTGGGCCAACAAAACCGCCACTGTTTGGAGAGTATTTTTTATTGCGCCGCTTCCTTTCCAATCCCATCTTGCAATATCTGTTGATTTATGGTAGAATGGTGGGGAAAAAGGGAGGTATTACACCATGAAAAAAATCTTATCACTATTGTTGGCGCTCACAGTTGTTTTGTCTTTGGCTGCTTGCGGCGGATCAAGCGATGATGTGCAGCAACCGGTTTCCACTGACGCTTCACAGCCAGATACGCAGCAAGATGATCCGGAAATTGAACCGGATAACGAACAATCGCCACCGGATGAAGAAAAAGCAGCTTCTATTTCCGAACAAGTGCTACTTGACGAAAGCGGCTTGAAGATTACTGCAAACGGGCTTGAGTCCGGATTTATGGGCGCTGAGGTTAAGCTTCTAATAGAAAATAACTCTGACCAAAACTTGACCTTCCAAGTCCGAAATGTATCTGCAAATGGGTATATGGTGGATACGATGTTTTCACCAGATGTAGCTGCTGGGAAAAAAGCCAATGAGACAATTACCCTGCTTGCATCGGATTTGAACCTTTGCGGGATTGAAACCATAGCGGATATCGAACTTTCTTTTCATATCTTTACCACAGAGGAATGGGAAGATTATTTAAATTCGGATACGGTTCAGATCAAAACATCTGCCGCAGATGGATTTTCATATGAATATGATGATTCTGGCGAACTGCTTTATGAAGGAAATGGTATTAGGATTATCACAAAGGGGCTTGCAAGTGACGCATCATTTTTAGGCTCTGGGCTTTTGCTCTACATCGAAAATAATTCCGATCAGCCGATTACTGTACAGTCGCGCGATCTGTCTGTAAACGGATTTATGGTTGATGGAATGCTTTCAGAGGATGTTATGCCAGGTAAAAAGGCAAATACCGAACTTACACTGCCGGATTACGAACTGGAAGAAAACGGTATCACGGATGTTTCTGATTTAGAATTTTCATTCCATATTTTCAATGCGAATTCTTGGGATGCCATCACTGATACTGACAAAATTTCGTTGACTTTTTGAATAAAATAGAGGTTCAATATTATGAAAACTGCTAAATTGGTAACTGGCATACTGAGTATAGTCCTTTCATTCTTTGTTCTATTTCAATCTTGCGCCGCAGGAATGTACAATGCAATGTCGGCCAATGGAGAAGTAAGCGGTTCCGCAGGTTTTGTTGTAGCATTGCTGATGATTGCAGGCGGGATTGTTGGGATCGCAACACGCAACAGCTGGGGGAAAGGCGGCTCCATCGCTGCCACAATCCTTTATGGCCTAGCGTTCCTGCTTGGCGCAACGAATGCAGGATCGTATGGAGACCTGGTAATCTGGTCTTCGCTTTGCCTGATCCTTGCAATCATGTATCTGATTTCTGCCATCCGGGCAAAGAAACCGCCCAAAAGGAGAAGGCGCAGAATAGAAGACGATTATGAGTAAAAAAGTGGAGTATTGATATATGGCTTATGCTGCTTTATGGCTTCCAATTATCGGCTTGTACATTGGCCTTTTCGTGTATCTGATTGTGGAATTTGGTATACCTGGAATTCGCGCCAAAAAACGATATGGGAAAAGAAATCTGCTGTTTTGGGGTAAATACAAGTTAGCATCTGGATTAAATTTGCCGGAAGGAATCTCCTGTTACGTATATTGCTTAAAGCGGTCTGTTGTGGTAGAAGCGGCCGCACAGGAGTTTCAATTGCCGACAAGTCGCATCATTACGGCAGTTGTTATGACAAAAACCCAAATACAGCATCAATATGTGTCGAGCATTGGCGGCACCATCGCCGGTGCAATGATGTTGGGCCCGATTGGCGCTGCTCTTGGTGGTATGGCCCAGAAAAAGACCATACGAAACAACACAAAATATCTTGTGATAGCTTATCATGGACAGGAAGATATCAATTACCTGATATTTGATGTGACAAATAAGGTTCCAAACGCTAAAAAGTTTCAAAAGAGGTTCAAAAATGTTGGTGGATCAAGAAATATTGTCCACGAACTGTAATAACCGAAAAATTCCGCTCAGAAATGGGCGGATTTTTTTTGAAAAAAGGGGGTTGACTTTTGGTCGTGCTTAAGCTATTATATAAGCACGACCAAAAGTGAGGTGATGGAGATGTCCCCTAGGACAGGTCGACCGCCTAAAGGTGAGCAGTCTAGAACTGGAAAGCTAACGATTCGAGTATCTGAACAGGAAGCATCTAAGATTCAAGAATGCGCTGACCGATTGCATTCAACACGCACAGATGCGATCATGGCTGGAATAGACTTGCTAAAAGCGGATTTAGACAAAAAATAATGGTTTCGGCCCTCCGTGACAAGAACGACCGAAACCATCACACACCAAACCAGAAGGTATGGTAAATCCATTATACCAAAATCCTTTCTGGTTGACAAGACATTTTAGAAAGGAAAATCATTATGGAAAATTTAATATCGTTGGAATATCACGGGAAACCTGTGCGCTGTATTCAAAAGGAAGGTGCGCCGTGGTGGGTGCTGGCGGATGTATGCAAAGTTCTGGGTGTCAGTAATGCAAGAAACGTTGCGTCCCGTCTTGATGATGACGAAAAGAATACCGTCCATTTGGCGGACGGTATTCGCGGAAACCCAAACTACACCGTAATCAACGAAAGCGGCCTGTACAGCGTCCTGCTGCGCTCAGACAAGCCGGAGGCGAAGCCGTTCAAGCGGTGGGTGACGCATGAAGTCCTGCCGCAGATCCGCCAGACGGGCCGGTACGAACCCAAGCCGGAGCCGGAGCAGCCCGCGCTGCCGGTCGGGGCGGACGGCCTTGTGGATATCGTCGAGATCGAGGAGCGCACCGGGATCACGCGCGAGGAAGTCCGCGCCTGTATGCGTATGGCGGGCAACCTGGTCTATGGGGACGATTACATGGTGCTGAGAAATGAATCGCTGATGATGTACAAGCGGCAGCGCCCAGGCCGCGCCATCAAGGCAAGCGCGATTACGGTTTTCACCCGGTCGGGGATGGAAAAGCTGAAACCATACCTGCAAATCCCGGAGCGGAAGCCGGAACCGCCGGAGCCGCAGGCGCTGCCGTTCGACGAGATGATGAAGCTGCGCTACAACCGCATTACCCAGGCGCAGATGCTGCTGCACATCGCCGACCGCACGCCCGACGCCAACCAGCGGAATTACCTGTATGAGTACATCACCGATATCCTGATGGAGGAGGACGTTTGGAAGGAGGGGGATAACGGCTTCAAAGGCCGCAGCGCCGATTTTTGGTGCTACGGGGTGGAAGGGAACAACAAGCGCTGCAACCTGGAAGCTGCGTGCGCGTTGGCGCAGCGCGGGAAGCCTGTCGAGCATGACACGGTGATCGCCGAAATCCACCGACCGAAGACACTTGAAGCGATGATTAGCCGGTGCCAGAAGAAGCTCGCGGAACGGGAAGGTGCAGACAAATGAATGAGATCACGTTGATGAGCGGCAAGGCCGAACAGCTACAGGCTATGATCACGTCCGGGATATCCATTGTGCAGCTTGTCCGGGAAGCGCTGGAGGACGACGGGCGGGCGTACGCGGAGGCGCTCTATGGCGCGATGATGGTGCTCAGGAGCGCGGAGAAAATCGTGGACGACCTGATCGAGGAGGCGATGGAAAGATGAAAAACGACCAGAGCCGGAAGGGCTTCCTGCAATTCTGCAATACCGTCCGCAGCGTCGAAAGGGATAAGGATACCTTTCTCAAGGCCGCAAACCTCGAACGGCATGAACGGCAAGCGCCCGCGTTTACCGCTAACCAGATGATGATGATTGTGCTTGTAGTCGGCGTCCTGCTGCTCGGCAGCGTCGCTATGATCTGCCTGACGCTCGCCGGGAAAACCGGGTCGATTGGCTTTGTGCTGGTATCGACGCTTTTTACGCTCGGGCTGCTTAGCGCATTGTCTATTATGAATTTTTAATTGAATTTTTGACGAATCAGCTTGAAAACTGGGTTTTTGCTCGTTTTTAAGCTGATTTTTTAATGCTTCATAATATATTACCGTCTGTAGAAGCCAATATATTATGAAGAAGTCCGGGTATAAAAATCGACATTGAAATCATATTCAATGTGCCTGTCGATATAGACCCGGATTTCCTTAATTGTTGTCCTCCAGAAGTCCCGTTTTGAAGTTTTATCCATTGTTTCATAGAGCGTCTGCCAATCCCGATGGAGCAGCTTTTCCAGCATGGAAAGGTCTGGGACCCTTGTCTGATTGGATTCGGCTTCCAGGGCGCTTATTTTTTTGTCGTATGTGCCCGCGTCGGCTTTGTATTCCTCTAACGTGATCAGGTCGTTTATGTACAGCTCTTTTAGCTTCCCGCGCTTTGCCCTCAGCGCAGCGATTTCGCTTTTGTAGTCCCGCTGCTTTTTCTGGCTGCAAATCCGTTTGGTTTCCAGGCGAAGCTCCTGCATCTGGCCGTCGATCGTATCCATCAGGTATTTTTCGATCTTCCGCTCGCTGATATTCACGCGGGACGGGCATCCTGTCCGCTGCAAATAATGCGCGGTACAATTATAAAAAAAGGATTCGTTTGGGGTGTTGACCCGTCCGCCCAGCCGCCCGCCGCATTCCCCGCAAAGGATGATCCCGGAAAACAGGTAGGTGCGGTTATGCTTGGTTTTCCGGACGATCCGACGGCGCATGGACTGGATTTTGTCAAATTCTTTTTTGCTGATATAGGGCGGCGTCATGCCGTCCGCGTTGAAGTACCTGCCGTAGTAGCAGGTTGCGTCAAGCATCTTGTGCGCACGGAAATAGTTGATCAGCACGCCGTTCTGGTTGGCGGCGTCCATTGCGCCGCTGATCGATCCTGTCAAAAGGAAGGTTTGGAAAAATGCGTTTACAGCGCTTTCCGTTTCCGGGTCCTTTATAAATTTTTTGCCCTGCTGCCGGTAGCCCAGCGGGCAGTCCCCGGTCAATGGCTCGGCCTTCTGGCGCTTGAGCTCAAACGCGGCCTTGATGCGCTCGCTGGTGCGGTCGGCTTCATCCTGCGCAACCGAGAGCATGATGTTGATCTTGAGCCTGCCGGATGCGCTTGACGTGTCATAATCTTCATGGATGGTCTTCCAGTCCACATGGTGCTTTTCCAGGACTTCCTGCACCTTATAATATTCCGAGATGTTCCGGAACCAGCGGTCAAGCTTGGTGAACACAACCAGCTCCCCCTTGCCCGCCCGCACGTCCTCCAGAAGCCGCTGCAAGGCCGGGCGCTTCGATGCCGGTTTCCGCGCCGATATCCCTGCGTCCGTATAAACCCCTACCACCTTGTTCCCGTTTTCCCTCGCCCAGCTTTCTAACGCCGCAGTCTGCGCTTCGATCGAAAGTCCGTGCAGCGCCTGCTCCTCTGTGCTGACGCGTACATACAAAAATACCTGTTTCATTTTGGATGCCCCCTCTTTACAATTTATGAGCAATTATGGTAAAATAGGGGTACTGAGAACGTGCAAAATTTTCAGTACCCCCGCGCGGTTCCGCCTGGCGCCCTGGCACTGGGCGGGATTTTTTTGTGCTTGCATTCCCCCTTCCGGCAAGCCGTTCGCTGCCTTGCATCAATGGGCTGTTTCCGGCCCCACTGCGTGCCGTGCCAGGGCCTTTCCCGTTCCGTGGCTCTCCGGTTCCCGGCTTTCGCAGGCAGATTGCGTAAGGCGTGAAATTCCCCTTCCTTTCCCATACGAAGTATGATAAAATAATGGTACGGGGAAGGCCGCTCCATCCAGTGCCCCGCATCCCGTCGGCGGGAGCGTCTGAACGTCCGGCTTGGAGCTGTATATACTGATAGGAAACAATGGGAATGGAGGTGTGTCTAGGCATGAGGGCTACAGCGTTGGTTTTGAGCAATAACATCCTGTATCGCGCAAGAAAGGAAAAAGTGCCCGTAACACCGATGAAGCTTCAAAAGCTCCTCTATTACGTTTGCGTAAAATATATGAAGGATACAAAAGAATATCCGCTTTCAGAGCCGTTTGAGGTTTGGCAGTACGGCCCTGTAATCCCTTCGGTTTATTCGGAGTTTAAGCCCTATGGCGCTTCCGAAATCGAAAATTTTGCCCGTAACGCAAAAGGGAAAGCAAAAATGATTGATGAAGACGAATATCCAGAGCTTCACGGGGCGCTTGAATATGTTTGGCACACGATGAAGGGCTTTTCTGGCACCGCGCTTTCCGAGCGTACCCATCAGAAAGGCTCTGGCTGGTATGCTGCGTTCCAGAGAAGCGATGAAGTGATCAAGGAGGAGGACATTTTGAACGATGCCACCTTGTGAGAAACAGCCCCCCGATATCATAGGCGAAGAGGATTTGCCATTTGACAGGACGTTGGAACCGGTAAACCCCGGTGATCCTTCCGGAAAAAAACCAGCAAAGGAGAAGGATGCGGAAAACAGATTGGAAAATAAAAAGTTTTCCCTTGGCTCTACAACGCTTGGCTGGTGCATTGCGCTTATGGTTGGGTGTATTTTACTTTCCATCAAATGGCCGGAAAGTGAATTGGCCGTCAGTGGGTTTGAAGCATTTAAATTGATCGTAATGACAATTTTAGGCTACATGTTTGGATCAAATACAACAAAATAGTGGATATTTCCCGCCCGTCGGCGTTTGCTGATAGGCGGGATTTTTTTTATGCAAAATAGCTTGCGTCGCAGATGCCCAGCACCAGGCCCTGGCAGCAGATGTCATCGGTCATGGGGCGGGTCGGGTAGGCGGGGTTGTGGGAGATCAGTTCCCCTTCCCCAAGCTCCTTGATCCACTGCTTGCCGTCCATGAAGAAAATACCGACTTCCCCGACGCGGATTTCCGTCTGTCTGCGTACAAAGACTTTGCAGCCGTCCGGATAGGTCGGTTCCATGCTGTCGCCGTTGACCGGTACGATAAACGACGTGCCGAACGGCGGGCGCTTTACAAGGTCGATTTCTTCCGCGTAGCCGTTTTCTGCCCATTCGCCGTAGCCCGCGCTCGATGCCTGCAAATAGTACGGTACCGGGAAGCGCTGCACGTTTGCGGGTTCGTCTGCCGCTTCGGTTTCCCTGCGCTTCTGCCGCAGGAACCGCATAAGCTGCTTCTGTTTTCCGGAACGCCAGCGGGCCGCTGCGGCTTCCTTTTCCCGATCTTCTGTTACGCGCCTGTATTCCACGTCCAGTACATCGTCTACCGCTTCCTTGCCGTAATCGTCTAGGACGCGGTATTTTTTTATATGCTCCATTTCTGTTTCGCTTGGCAAATGATCGGCTGTTTTAACCGGTTCGGGTTCTCCGTTTAATCGTTCAAGGGAAACTCCTAATCCTTTGCTCAGCTTAAAAGCAACATTAAGGGCGATTTTTTTTTGCTTTCGGTCAAAAATGCTCCGTACCGTTGAATCTGTCAGTCCGGACATTCTTGCGACCTCTGGGATTGTCAATCCCTTTTCTTTCATAATCGCATGCAGGTTTTCGTGGAATTCCATGACCCTTCCCTCCTTCCATGATTTAACTATACCACATGAAATCACGCATTGCAAGAAAAAAATCAAAAATTGCGCTTGACAACTCGCGCAATGCGGTATACAATAGACTCACAAACAACGCAATGCGTGAAAGGGGGGGATGGGAATGAAGGCAAACAATATCAAGTACGGGAATTTGCGCGCGGAAATGGCTCGCAAGAATATTGGCATTTTCGATATGTCTGTTGCGGTTGGGATGAATCGTGACACGCTTTCCAGAAAGCTTTCTGGAAAATCGCCGCTGTATCTGGATGAAGCGTTCGCCATCCAGCGATCGCTGTTTGCGGATAGCGATGTATCAGATCTGTTTGCTGTTACAGACGACGTTTCCAGCGCATGAGAAAAGCCGCCATGCAGGCCATGAAGAGAGGAAGACACGCAATGAAAAACGACCTTGTTTTCTTAGACCCGAACCGGCTGGACGCAGTACCGTTTACCACGTCGGAAGTCATTGCCCAGTTCGCTGGGGTAAAGCGGCACGCGGTACAGACGCTGATTCAAACGCATGAATCCGACTTTGCGGAGTTCGGAAGGGTCGCATTTGAAATGAGACCCTTGCAGACAAGAGGCGGTATGCAGACTGTGAAAGTCTACCACCTGAACGAAGAGCAGGCGACGCTTTTAATGACCTACCTGCGCAACACTGAGCGTGTACGGGCGTTCAAAAAAGAGCTTGTCCGCCAGTTCTACGCCATGCGCACAGAGCTGCTGAACCGCAGGGACAGGCGCGCCGGGCTGAAACCCGTCCGGCGGGAGCTGACCGACGCAGTGAAGGAAACAGGCGGCGGGCCGTGGGCGTACAAGCAGTACACCGACCTTGCATACAAGTCCAGCGTCGGGAAGAATGCCGCGCAGCTCCGGAAGGAGCGCGGAGCGCCCAAACAGGCAGCGGCGATTGACTACATGACAGCCGAGGAGATTGCGGCAGTTACCAAACGGCAGGGGCAGTTCGCTGTCCTGCTCGACATGGGGCTGGATTACCAGCAGATCAAGGCGCTGGCGCTGATGAATCTGATGTCCGGCGCATGAGAAAAGCCGCCAGCTGGGCGGCGGAAGGGAAAACAACGTTATGTGAGGAAGGATGTGGATTAAGATGCAAGATTTTCTGCGGACTTACGAAGAAATCCAGAAGGATTCACGATATCCCAAATTGCGCATTGACTATTTCGGTAACGGTAATTCTGCGGTTTATGTAAATGGAGTTGTTATCGGGAAAGGTGTAAGAAGCGTAATTTTCAAGCACCGGGCAAAAAAACACGCAAAGCTTGTTATTGACTGTGACCCGGATGAATTGGAGTTCTTTACGGTGAAAAAAGAAACTTGCGCCGGTTAGGTATTCGGCGCAAGCAAGAATCAATTCTTTAGTCGATGCAATAATGAGAAAGGAGCATTTTATGAACGAATTACAGATTATCAGCTACAATGGAATGCGGGTCGTTGACAGCCGCGAGGTTGCGGAGATGGTCGGGAAACGGCACAGTGATTTGCTCCGCGATATTCGCGGTTACGCTGAAATCATCGAGAATTCTGCTGAACGCAATTTTGCGCTCAGTGAATTCTTTCTGGAATCCAGCTATAAGGACAGCACCGGGCGCGAGCTTCCCTGCTATCTGCTCACGAAAAAGGGCTACGATATGGTAGCGAACAAACTGACCGGCGAAAAGGGTGTGCTGTTCACCGCGGCTTATGTGAATGCGTTCGAGGAAATGACCCAGCAGCTAAACATGAACCGCTTGCCGCCAGAGGCATCCGCAGGCGGGGTGGCCGACCTGATCCGCATCACCAGACGGGTATTGCTCGAATCCGGCAGCACGCCGCAGGACGTCAGGCAGATGACCAAATAGGTATATCAAACCTATCATGTGCCGGTGCCCACGCCGCTGCAATACCCGGCGCATCTGAGCCTGCTCAGCACGGACTGCCCGCAGGTGGTCGAAGGGCGGGCACATGAACGACCGCTTACGAGCGAAGCGGAATTGGGAATGTGGTGATAACATGAACATGATATTCTGGATACTGGTGATTGTGGCGCTTGTGTGCGTTTGGTTCTGCATGAACGGTATTTTCAGAGGCATCGGCCGTTTTTTATCGGCGGTCATGCAGGAAACGAGAAACGCACTGGATGAAGAAAGCGAGGATGTAAATTGAGGAAAACAGGGTTGATTGGCGGGGTCACGCTTGCGGCTGTGCTGATTTTCGGGCTGATTGCAGCAGTTGTATGCATGGAAATTATCCCGGCGGGATATGTCGGCGTTGTCTATTCGATGAACGGCGGCGTGCAGGAGGAGCTTTTGACGCAGGGCTTCCATCTGGTATCTCCTGCGAAGAAGGTCAAGCGCTTTACTGTAGGCAATGAGCAGTTTGTACTTACGAAGGACGAGCGAGACGGCAGCGAAGGGGACGATTCCTTCATGGTTTCCACAGCGGATAACGCGAACATCAGCGTATCGTTCCAAATGTCTTACCGTTTCCGGCAGGACAAGGTTGTGGATACCTACAAGCGTTTTCGCGGCATGAGCGGCGAGGATATCGTAAACAGCCGCGTGCGTACCGTTTTGAAAGCAAAAATTTCCGAGGTCACAACGTTCTACACGATGATGGACATCTATTCCGGCGACCGTGGGAAAATCAATGCGGAAATCACGGAATTCCTCAACGAAAAGCTCGGGGATGAATACGGGATCGAAGTCATTGACGCGTCTATTATCGATGTACACCCAGATGCACAGCTGCAACAGACGATCGACGACCGTGTAAAAGCTATGCAACGCAAACAACAAGCCGAGGCAGAGCAGGAAACAATCAAGGTTCAGAATGAAACAAAGCTGCTGGAGGCGGAAGCAGATGCAAAGGCGAAGCTGATCGAAGCGCAGGCCGAAGCGGATGCGAACCGCACGATCTCTGAATCGCTGACCGATGAACTGCTGCGCCAGATGGAAATGGAAGCCCGCCAGCAACACGGCTGGGTCACTGTCCAGGGCGCAGGCACGGTTGTTGCAAGATAATTCCCCACGCCTGATGATGGCTTTGAAACGCCCTGCGGGGCTGTTTCAAGGCCATAGGACAGGCGGTTGGATGCATACAATTTGATAAGGAGGTTGTCACATGGATGACGAGAAAATTTATGACGCATTGTCAAGAGGGCTGCTGCTTCTTGCCGAACGGTTCCTTGCGCAAAATGGCGCGTATGCAGAAGACTTGAAAGTAGTAAGGGTGCAAAAAACAGAGGAACACGCGGGCTGATTGCCCGCTGGAAGGATTTTGGACAAGCCTTTTATGATTAGGAGTTCACACATGACACTTACATTGAAACAAGCAGAGGAAATGATGCGCAAAAATGGCGGAAATCTCTACCTGAACGGCTGCACCAGCCTGGAATCGTTGCCGGAAAATCTGACGGTTAGAGAATCGCTCTACCTGAGAGGCTGCACCAGCCTGAAATCGCTGCCGGAAAATTTGGCGGTTAGAGAATCGCTCTACCTGAGCGGCTGCACCAGCCTGGAATCGCTGCCGAAAAATTTGGCGGTTGGAGGATCGCTCTACCTGGACGGCTGCACCAGCCTGGAATCGCTGCCGAAAAATTTGGCGGTTGGAGGATCGCTCGACCTGGACGGCTGCACCAGCTTGGAATCGCTGCCGAAAAATTTGGCGGTTGGAGGATCGCTCGACCTGGACGGCTGCACCAGCCTGAAATCGCTGCCGAAAAATTTGGCGGTTGGAAGATCGCTCTACCTGGACGGCTGCACCAGCCTGGAATCGCTGCCGAAAAATTTGGCGGTTGGAGGATCGCTCTACCTGGACGACTGCACCAGCCTAAAAACGCAAAAAATAAAGAAACTGAAAGACGGGGATTACGTACCGGGAAGGTATCTTTACGCAGACGGCATCCTGACGCACGTCAAGCGGCGGAAGGCCGTGAACGGCATTACATATTATCAGGGGAAAATCCCGAACCGGAATGTGGTCTATGACGGGAAAAACTATGCGCATTGCAAGGATTTCCGCACGGGGATTGCAGATTTGATTTTCAAGTCGGCGAAGGAGCGCGGGGCGGGGCAGTACCAGCAAGACCCGCTGGACAAGCCGTTCACGGTGCCAGAGCTTGCGACGCGGTACCGCGTGATCACGGGTGCTTGCCAGCAGGGGACGCAGGCGTTTATCGACAGCTTCGGCGACCAGCTCAAGGAGCGCTATACCATCCGGGAAGTCATAGAGCTGACAAAAGGCCAGTACGGGGCGGGCCGGTTTGCGGAGTTTTATGGAAATGATGAGGAGGCATAACATGCACGAAAAACTGAAAGACGCGGGCTGTGAGCTGGGGTATTTGGCGGGGTTCCTGGCGGACGAGACGTTCTGCGACGAGTGCCGCGCGGAAATGCTGTTCCGGCTGGCAGAGCGCGCAGCGGCGCTTGCGGACGCGGTGGCTACGGAAGGGGGCGGCAGCGGTGCGGAATAAGCGGAAACGGGTGCGGCTCTTCCGGTCGCTGCGGATTCTGGCGACGGCGACAGGCGCGGCCTGCGCATGGCACGGCGGCTCGCTGATCGTCGGGAACCTGCTCGGCGGCGACCGGCTGTGGCAGATGCTTGCGGTGCTGTACGCGGCGGGGATGCTGGCAGTGTTCGCCGACTGGCTGGCGGGCTTGGAGATGAAAGGAGGCAAACGCCGTGACATGGTTTGAAAGAATCCAGGCGTGCGGCACCCCAAAGGAGCTTGCCGCGCTGATGAAAAACGGGAATGAGCGGTCGTTCTGCCCGCGCATGCACGTGATCTGCGGCGTACCCTCGTGCCGCGACTGCATCGCCGCATGGCTGTCGGAAGACGCACCGCCACAGGCCGAAGAAAGCGCCCACCCGGACGGCAACCCGGAATGAGCGCAAACCCAAAATATATACAGCTTTATTATAGCGGAAGGGAACCAGAAATGCAACCTAAATTTGAATTCACAGGCGAAACAAAAACCGTGATGGGACATACCCTGCAAAGGATCCGCGCGCTGCGGTCGTTTGGCAATGTAAACAAAGGCGATCTTGGAGGATGGCTTGAGAAGGAAGAAAATCTTTCCCACGAACGCAATTCCTGGGTCTACGACGATGCTCAGGTCTTCGACGATGCTCAGGTCTACGGCAATGCTCGGGTCTACGACGGCGCTCGGGTCTACGACGACGCTCGGGTCTACGGCGACGCTTGGGTCTACGGCGGCGCTTGGGTCTTCGGCGGCGCTCGGGTCTACGGCGACGCTTGGGTCTACGGCGGCGCTTGGGTCTCCGGCGGCGCTTGGGTCTTCGGCGATGCACGGGTCTACGGCGGCGCTCGGGTCTACAGCGGCGCTCGGGTCTACGGCGGCGCTTGGGTCTACGGCGGCGCTCGGGTCTACGGCGGCGCTCAAATCTGTGACCAGCGGCACATAGACGTTATCACACACATCGGCTCCCGAAACGGTACGACAACATTTTTCCGTACCGCAGACCGCAAAATATGGGTCAACTGCGGTTGTTTTTCGGGGGATATCGACCAATTTGCGGCAGCGGTCAAGAAAACGCACGGGAACAACAAGCACGCGCAGGATTACGCGGCGGCAATCGAGCGGGCAAAAGCCTGGATCGACCTCAGCGAGGAGGGGGCGCAGTGATTTACGGGCTATGGGACCCCGAACCGCCGGACGAGCCGCCGGAGCCAGCCCCGGAGCCTGACTGGTACGGCGAAGAAAGCGACTGACTGTACCAGCAAAGCATCGACAGGAGGTACGAAGATGAATTTATATGAACTGTCCGGGCAGCTGCAAGCGGCGCTGGACGCGGAGGAACCGGTAAAGGGTTTGGCCGCGTCCGTTGCCGATAAAAAAACGATGCAGGAATGGGGAGCGCAAGCATGAAAACGATCAAATTATTAACGCTCGAAATGGAGCATTTCAAAGGCAGCGGGCACCGGGTTGTGGAGTTTGGCGGCCGGGATATGACGATCCTTGGGGAAAACGGGCTGGGCAAGACGACCCATTACGATGCGGTTTCGTGGGTGCTGTTCGGGCGGGATTCGCAGGGGCGCAAGCCTGGGGAACGCGACTTCAACATCAAGCCAAACGGCACGGAGGGTACAGGGGTCATGCCTGCCGTGACGGTCGTCCTGTCGGTGGACGGTGCGCCGCTGGCGCTGAAAAAGGTCTACCGGGAGGTCTGGACGAAGCCGCGCGGGAGCGCGGAGCAGCAGTTTTCGGGCAACACGACCGACTATTTCATCGACGGCGTGCCGAAGAAGGAAAGCGATTATAAAGCCTATATTTCGGCAATCGTGACCGAGGAGCAGTGGCGGCTGCTGACCGACGTTTACTGGTTCTGCCGGGATATGCCGTGGAGGCAGCGGCGGGCGCTGCTGTTCGACCTGTGCGGGGTCGGCGACGACGCGGCGCTGCTGGAGGAACGTCCGGATTTCGCGCCGCTGCTCGCCGAAATGGGGAACCACACGCTGGAGGACTGCAAGACGCGGCTGCGCGCCGAACGGGTAAAGGTCAGCCGCCAGCTGGACGCGTATCCCATCCGGATCGACGAATGCGCCAAAACGGTCAGCGGCATTTCCGGCACCGATTTTGCAGCGGTGCGTGCGGCGCTGGAAGAAAAGCAGGCGCAGCATGAGGAAATCCAGGTCCGGCTTTCTGCCATCGTACATAACGCCGCGGCGATGCAGGCGGAAAACCGGCGGGCGGCAGCGGCAAACGCGCTGGCGGCGCTGGAAAACGAAAACACGGCGCACCGCCGGGAGCAGGCCGTCCCGCAGGAGGACCCGCGCGCGGCGCTTGCGGGGCAGCTGGAGCAGGCGCGGGCGCGGCTGGGCGAGCTGGAAGCCGCCTTCGAGCGCGAAAATGCGGCGGTCGTGACGGCGGAGCTGCGGCTGGACGATTACCGCAGGCGCTGGTCGGAAATCCAGAGCGAGACGTGGAAGGGCTCGAAAACCTGCCCGGCCTGCGGACAGCCGCTCCCGGCGCATAAGGTCGAGAGCGCGAAAGCGGAGTTCGCAGCGGGCAAGGAAGCGCGGCAGAAAGCCCTTGTGGACGATTCGGGCCTTCTGAAAGCCGATATCGCGGAGCGCAAAACGCGCATGGGGGCGCTGGACAGGCAGATCGCGGCGCAGCGCCAGCGGCTGGAAGCGCTCACGGCGCAGCTGGAAGCGGTTCCGGAACCCGGGCCCGCCGGAATCTGCGATTTGCCCGGCTACGCGGCGCGGAAAACCGCCCTCGCCGAAGAACTCCGCGCGGCGGACGAAGCGCTTGCGCAGATATGCAGGCAGGACGGCGCGCTGGAGCAGGGGCTGCGCGGCAGGGCGGATGAACTGGAGGCCGAAATGGACGGCCTGCGCACCGAGCTTTCGCGCGAAAGCATCCTTGCGGACGCGCAGTCGCGTATGGAGAAATATGAGGGCGAGCGCCGCGCGGCGGGTGCGGAGCTTTCCCGGCTGGACGGGCTGCTGTACCTGTCCGACGCGTTCACGCGCTACAAATCCGAGCGCATCACCGGCGCGGTCAATGCCCTGTTTGAGCGCACCCGCTTCCGGCTGTTCACCCAGCAGCTGAACGGCGGGCAGGGGGAATGCTGCGACCCGCTGTGGGAGGGCAGGCCCTATGGCACGATTTCGGACGGCGAACGGGCGAAAACCGGCCTGGACGTGATCAATTCCCTGATGCGGGCCTACGATCTGCGCCTGCCGGTGTTCATCGACAAGGCGGGCGAAATCACCGGTATCCCGAAGCTGGGCACACAGACGATCATCATGAAGGCCCTTGAGGGGCAGAAGGAGCTGAAATATCTATGAAACTGAAAGAAAAGGTCAAACCTGCGGTCCCGCCGCTGGAAGCGGGCGTTTACATGGCGGTGTGCGTGACGGTTGCCGACCTCGGCGACCAGTACAGCGAAAAGTACAAGCATACCTCGCGCAAGGTTGCGTTCTCGTTCGATATCCCGGACGAGACGATCGAAATCGACGGGGAACGCAGGCCGCGCCAGCTGACCAAGCGGTGCACCTTCTCAACATCAAAGAAAGGCATCCTGAACAAGCTGCTCAACGCGTGGCTGAACGCCAGCTACAGCGAGCAGGAGCTCGGCGAGCTCGACCTGTTTGACCTGGTTGGGCGCGGCTGCCAGGTGCGCGTGACGGTCTCGGAGGACGGGGCGCACAACAATATCGAGGATGTGATGGCACTGCCGAAGGGGCTCCCTGCGCCGCAGTCCGGGACAGCCCCGCTTACCTATGACATCGACCGCGACGGCTTCTCGGGTGCGGTCTGGGACAGCCTGCCGCCCTGGATGCGGGAAGCGGTCGAAAAGAGCGAGCAGTACCGGCAGGACCCGCCGGACAAGCCGCTCGACATGCCGCCGGAGGACGCGCCCGCAGCCGGGCCGCAGCCCCAGCAGGCGGCGCAGGAAGGGGCGTGCCCGATTTGACCTTTGAAAGCCTTTGCAGCTCGTCAAAGGGCAATGCGTACCTGGTGCGCGGCGGCGGCAGCACGCTGCTGCTGGAGTGCGGCGTGCCGCTGAAACGGCTGGCCGCGCTGCTGGGCGCGGCGTACCCAGACCTCACCGCCTGCCTGGTCACCCACGAGCACAAGGACCACTGCGCGGCGGCGGGCGGGCTGCTGCGGCGCGGCCTGCCGGTGTACATGACAGAGGGAACGGCGCAGGCGCTCGAGCTGCCGGACGCGGAAATCCTCGTGCCCGAAACGCCGGTCACGCTGGGCGCGTTCCGGGTGCTGGCCTTCCCGGTCTGGCACGACGCGCGCGAGCCCTGCGGCTTCCTGATCGACGAGCCCGGGACCGGCGACCGGCTGCTGTTTGCCGCCGATACGCGGGGGCTCAACCGCATCGTGCCGCGCGTGGCCCTCGCCGCGCTGGAATGCAACTACTGCGAGGAGCTGCTTGCGCGGTCGGAGCGCATACCGGACAGCCTGAAAGAGCGCATCCGGCACACCCATTTTGACCTGGGCGGGCTGATCGGGTACCTGCGGAAACTCGACCTCAGCCTCTGCCGCAGGCTGTACCTGCTGCACCTTTCGAGCGCCCATGCGGACGAAAACCGGATACGGCGGGCCTTTTCAAAAGAATTCCCGGGGCTGGAAGTCATCATTTGCCCCAAGTAAAGGAGGAGCTTATGCAGGAGACCAACGGAGAAGTACGGGGAATTATGTGCGGGGCGGTTGCAGCCGTCACGCTGAGCGCTATTCCCGATGGCGGCGACATCCCCTTTTAAGGCGGTGCGAAATGCCGGACAGGATTATTAAGGAAAAAATTTGCACCAGCGAAACACTGAACCAGCTTTCGGATTTTGAAGAGCGGTTCTGGCACCGGTTAACGGTTAATTGTGATGATTACGGCAGGTTTGACGCGCGCCCCGCGGTGCTCCGGGGGCGGCTCATCCCGCTGATGGAGGGCAAAACGCTCAAGGATGTCGAAAAGGCGTTATCCAGACTGGCGTCCGTAGGTTTGGTCGAACTCTACGAGGTAGATGGGAAACCGTTCCTTCGTGTTGTCAAATGGGATACATACCAAAGAATCCGGGCGAAGCGGAGCAAATTCCCCGCGCCCTCTGGCGACGGATGCAGGCAGCAGGACGCGCCTGACAGCACTTGCCGTCAAATGACAGCGGATGCCGTCAAATGCCCCCGTAATCCAATCCAATCCGAATCCGAATCCGAATCCGAATCCAATCCAAGTAACAGCGCAGAGCCGCAAAGCGCCTCCGCGCCGGTGTTCGCGCTGCCGCTGAACGATTCCAGCCTGTTTTTTGTCACACAGGAGGACATAGACGGCTGGGCGGGGCTGTACCCGGCGGTGGATGTGGTGCAGGAGCTGCGCGGGATGAAGGGCTGGCTGGACGCAAACCCGAAAAAACGCAAGACAAAGCGGGGCATCCGGCAGTTTATTAACGGCTGGCTTTCCCGCACGCAGGACAATGGAGGAAGCAGGAATGTTGCAGAAAGTGGGGGAAATCCTGGCGGAAACGCATGGCAGGAGCTTCCGGGAGTTACCCGATTGTGAGAACAGCGAAGAACGGTTTATGCAGCTGCTCAACCGGGAAAAGGGCAATCTGACCGGCTACGACTGCCCGGAATGCCTCAACCGTGGCTTTTTCTGGGGATCACGAGACGGCTACCGGTTCATGCGGGAGTGCAAATGCATGGAGGTGCGCAAAAGCATCCGCCGGATTGAGAAAAGCGGGCTGAAAACGGCGATCGAGCAGTTTACCTTCACGAATTTCGAGTGCCGGGAGCCGTGGCAGCAGGCGCTGAAAAGCGGCGTCAAGCGGTTCGTCTCCTGCAAGGAGCGCGATTGGCTGCTGCTCGCGGGGCAGCGCGGGGCGGGGAAATCCCACCTCTGCACGGCGGCGGCGGGCGAGCTGCTGCGGGTGGGCGTGCCGGTGGTGTACCTGCGCTGGGTGGATGACGGAGCGGTGCTGAAGGCTGGCAAATTCGGCGCGCCGGAGGACTACCGGCGGCAGATTAACGCCGTAAAAGGCTGCAAGGCGCTGTACATCGACGACCTGTTCAAGGGCCAGCACGACGAACGGGACGCGAAAAGGCCGGAAACGGTCACAGACGGGGATATCGCCCTCGCGTTTGAAATCCTGAACCACCGCTATGTCAACCGCCTGACCACCATCATCAGCACCGAACGCACCATGCAGGAGCTGTTCGCGATTGATTCCGCGATCGGAAGCCGGATTTTTGAGCGGACAAAGGGATTCCGGCTGGAAATCGGGCGGGACGAAAAGAAGAATTTCCGGGTGTTCGGGGGTGAGGGCCATGCGTGACCTGGCTGGGGCTGGACGCTTCCGGCTGCGGTTCACCATACCCGGCAGGCTGCCGGGGCTTAACAAGTACACAAGGGCCTGCCGTTCTGGGCACCAGGCCGGGAACGCCATGAAGCAGGCGGCGGATGGAAGGGTGCTTGCCGCGCTGCGGGCGCTGAGAAGCCGCCAGAGCGGTTCTGAGGGGCGAGCCTATGAAAGTATACCCGAAGGCTGAGAAACCCTTACACGCGCCCTGAACGCCCGGGAGCCGATTGAGAAACAGGAGGAAATCCAGAAATGAAGAATGTTTCAGAGGAAAGGATCGAGATGACGGCAGAAGAAGTCGCCCGCATCCTCGGCACGGAGACCAGCCGGGAAGCGCTGGATTGCTGGGCTTACGATCTAGCGAAGCGCATTGCAGTTTGGAATGAGGCTTGCCGGGTCGCGGCGCGGGTGCTGCGGGCGCATTCCGCCAAGCTGGACAGGAGCCAGTGGGAGGGATGCGAACACTGCACGGCAGGATGGGATTATAACGATTACAGAAAATGGGAAGAAGGAGAACTTGGGGAAATACGGATTTCAAAAGATGAGTTGAATATTGATGTGGGGCCTTATTGGGAAACTGTGAAGATAAAATTCTGCCCGTTCTGCGGTCGTCCTCTCACCAAAGAAGCCTGGACAGAGTTAGAACAGCGGATTGGAGGGAATTATGCGGAAAGCAATTGCGATTGATTTTGACGGCTGCCTGTGCAGCAACGTTTACAACGTGGAGGAGAAGGAACGATGAAACTGTATGATAACGACGCCTACCGCGATGAATTTATGAGTCTGGTTTACGATCTGCTCGCGCCGGACGGAACCAACGACGGGGCGAACCAGATCATTGACGCGTTTGACACTGCCCCAGAAGTTGAAGCAGAGCCTTTGCAGCCAAACGAGCCCCTGACCCTGGACGAGCTACGGGAAATGGACGGCCAGCCGGTCTGGATTGTAAACGTTGCGGATATCAACTGCTTTCAGGGGCATTGGGATATCTGTGATTGGGAAAACGGCGAACGGGTGCTGTTCCCCTACTGCCTGGAAACGCCGGATATTGCAGATTACGATCCGGAAGGGAAGCTTGGAGTTGCAGGGTGGCGGGCCTACCGCCGCCAAGGAGGAGGCGATGCGAAATGACCTGTGATACAAATTGCCCCTACCGCACCCTGAACCGCTGCACGGTGATGGGGCGGGATGTGCGTGACCTGGAGCGTTGCCCACCGGTCTCGGAGCTCATAAAGGAGGACGACGGCTTTGCGGAACGGATTGCGCATGCGTGGCGGGAAGCTCCCAGGGCGCGATTGAGCAATCATGAGGCGATGAAAAATGGCTGATAAGGAACAAAAAGCGATTGCCAGGTTGCAGGAAGCTGCCTTTTACAGCGAACGGCTTTACAATGGCGCGCCTCTGATTGTTACCACATCAGGCGGGAAGGATTCGGACGTGTGCTTAACACTGGCGCAGCGCGCTGGAATCCGGTTTGAGGTCATGCATAACCATACGACCGCCGACGCGCCCGAAACCGTTTACCATGTGCGGGAGACCTTCCGTGGCCTGGAAGAACAGGGCATCAAATGCGCGGTCAATATGCCGCGCTATAAAGGGCAACCCGTAACGATGTGGAGCCTGATCCCGCAAAAGCTGATGCCGCCAACACGAGCAGTGCGTTATTGCTGCGATATCCTGAAAGAAAGAAGCGGCGCAGGCCGCATGATTACCACCGGCGTTCGCTGGGCGGAAAGCACAAAGCGGCGGAAAAACCGGGCGGCGCTTGAAATAACCAGCAAGAAAAAAGAAAACAAAATCCTTCTGAATGATAACGATGACCGCAGGCTGTTTGAAACCTGCACGCTGAAAGCCAAACGCATATGCAACCCGATTATCGATTGGACGGACTGCGACGTATGGGACTACATAGAATCGGAGCGGATTCAAACAAACCCGTTATATCAATGCGGATTTCATCGTGTTGGCTGTATCGGCTGTCCTATGGCACGGCGAAAAGGACGGTATCGGGATTTTGCACATTTCCCGGCATACCAGCGTGCATACATACGAGCATTTGAAAAAATGCTGGAAGAACGATACAGGCGTGGGAAAATGATAGGAAGTTGGCGGTCTGGCGCTACGGGCACAGACGTTTTCCACTGGTGGATGGAGGACGGCGTGCTTCCGGGCCAGGTGTCGTTCGATGAGGTGGGGCTATGACGCATTTCAGCTTATTTTCCGGCATCGGCGGCTTAGACCTTGCCGCAGAGTGGGCTGGCTTCCGGGTTGTGGGGCAGTGCGAATTTGCAGGCTACCCAACGCGGGTGCTGGAAAAACACTGGCCGGACGTGCCGCGCTGGCGGGATATCCGGACGCTGACAAAGGAGGGGTTCTATGCAAGGACGGGTTTACGAACAGTTGACCTTATTTCCGGAGGCTTCCCCTGCCAGCCCTTCAGTGTGGCGGGCAAGCAAAAGGGCAAATGGGACGACCGTTACTTATGGCCTGAAATGCTCCGAGTTATCAGAGAATTTGCGCCGCGTTGGGTCGTTGGTGAGAACGTACCTGGAATCCTGCGCATTGCCGCTGCCGACGTTGTACAGGACCTGGAGCGCGCGGGCTATCACACCGTCGTGTTTGATTTTGAAGCTGCGGCTGTAGGAGCGCCGCACAGACGGGAACGCGTCGCGTTTGTTGCCAACCGAGCCGCAGATGTGGCCGACCCCGACCTCGCGAGATTACAAAGACGGGAGCGCGGCAGCGTTCCGGAATGTGCCGGTAAACGGTCTTTTGGGACGTGCAGTGCATCAGGACAGGCTGCTGAAGACACCGACCGCATCCGACGCGGTAGGGACGAGCGGCGGGAATATGCACGGCAGCTTGCGGACGGACGCTGGTGGGCAACTGAACCCGACGTGGGTCGAGTGGCTCATGGGGTTTCCTGCCGGGTGGACCGAATTAGATGCTTAGGCAATGCGGTAGTTCCGCAACAAATTTACCCGTTATTCGAAGCAATAGCGGAATATGAAAAAGTAGAATGACATGACTAAGGAAAAGAAAGAAATAGAAGAAATGGCAAATGCTTCTGGAGCAATTTAAAAAAGCCTGCAATAAACTTGCCGAACTCGAAGATAAAATCGAGAGTGGCGAACTCGGCGATATAAAAGAACTGATTGCAGAAAACGAAAGACTGCGTACCGAACTGCAACACCGCGAAGAAGACTTAATACACGCAGATGAAAGGGTTTTCTATCGGGAAGTGGCGGTTAAGTTTGACGAAGATAAAATCAAACAGCAAGCCGTCAAAGAGTTTGCGGAGAAGTTGAAAAACAAAATTACATTATCCACCCTCGCAAAAAAAGCCTTTCTCGATTTAGCACAGGTCGGGAAAGTAATCGACAAACTTTTAAAGGAGTACGAAATATGAGAGAAATAACCAATTGGAAGATATTAACGGTTGAAGATGGCTCGATAGACATAGAGGCATTGCAGAAGTTTATCGATGAACACAATCTGCCTATTTACATTTGCGTATATAGGCAGGGCAGTTCACAGCCAAAATTCATAGAGGAGAAAGGCGAATGAATAAATCAGTAATGATTTCAATACAGCCGAAATGGTGCGAGCTTATTGCAAGCGGCAAAAAGACTATCGAAGTGCGCAAAACGCGCCCGCAAATCGATACGCCGTTTAAGTGCTATATCTACGAAACGAAATATGAAAAACGTCTTATGTCGGGTGTTGGAGTTGTAAGGCAAAAAGTGGGCGGTAAAGTTATCGGCGAGTTTGTGTGCAATAGGATAGATGATTTTTCAAAATGGGAATTTGATTACCCGTCATTATTGCGCCACATAAATCTTTACGCAGGGACAAACGGTAACTATCCGTTTTTGAACGACTATTTGAAAGGACAAAAGAAAGGCTACGGCTGGCACATCTCCGACCTTAAAATCTACGATAAGCCGAAAGAGTTGGGCGAGTTTGTAACGCATTGCAATCAAAACTGTATGGGATGCGAATTCGCAGATTGGGATTATGATTCAGAAATACAAGAAGAAGATTT